ACTTAAAATGTCGTATCTCTAAATTTCTTTTGTTTATTTTTCTTTTTAATGATTTATTTTTTAATTTACTTCTTAATGATTGAATTAAATCTATTCTTTTACAAATCTTTCTTAACTCTAAATGCCAATTATCACCTAATTTACCACATACTCCATTTGGACTATAAAATGTTTGAAATGTATTTCTACCTGGATCTAATGCTACTGAGTTAAATTGTGGTTTTTTATATTCAACTTTTTTCTTTTTAGGAATTATTAAATAATATTTATTATGTTCCTTTTTTAATATACAATTACATTCAGGTTTAAATTTTCTATACATTTTGTTTTTATTTCTTACTCTTACTTTATCTTTTAATCTGGTTTTAAATATTCTTAAGTTATCAATAGCTCTTTTATCAATAAAAAACATTTGATTCTTATTTTTCTTAGATTTATAACCCATTCTAAACTTATTAATATTACCATTTTTAAAATTACTTAAAGCAGATTTAAGAGACTCAGTAAATCCTTTAATAGCAAGAACTCTTGTATCATGCGGAATTTTCTTTTGCCACTTTTCTTTATCATCTAAATCTTTATCATTAGTCATAATTTGTTTTCTTAATGTAATAAATGAGGTAGTAATATTATATTTTAATTCAGAATCTTTATGTTTAGAACAAAAAGTATTTTGTTCTTTATCTAATTTAACCTTACATTTAATACAAACTTGAGATTTATTAAAGTCATCTTTTTGTTTTTGATATTCAGCATTAGAATGATAAACAGCCTTATTATAAAAATATCTAGTAGCACCAAAACACTTATTAAACAATTGTCTATGAGATTTATTAGTGTAGATTTTAATCTTTCTAGAGTAAATTATATTATCATCTTCATCTTTTTTCTTAGGTTTTAATGATAATTGCCATGATATCATTTTTGAGTTCATAAGACTCATTTTATGAATCTCAATATTTGAGAATGGTAATGTAGGTTTAATTTTTTTTACAAATGAATTAGAAGAGGCTAAATCTAAAGCAACTAGGTTAGTTTTAATAGGTAACCATAATTTCTGTGACATTTCCTTAGATGACTTATTCCAAAATGGTTTTAATCTATTTTGTGTAGATTGAGAAGGTAAAACTTTAGATAACTTAGAATTAAGTATATTTTGTTTAAGAGAATCTAATTTTTGAATAATATTTTGTTTATGATCTTTAGGAAGAGAATTAAGTTTAGATGAGAGATTATTATTAAATTGAATTAACATATTAATAAATGAATCAGTATCAAGTAAATTGAATGAAGAAATCAAAGAATCCATAAATAAGTTATCTTTATAAATATTATTAAGAGACTTAATAAAATTAAAATATACATTCATAATATATATTATATATTTATCCTTATATCAAAAATAATATAAAGATAAAATTTTATAATGTGCGATTTGTGCGAATTTTAGAGACTGTAAATTTTAATGTATTTAATATCATCTCTGTACTACCACCTTCACGAACACCAATTTCACATGTAAATCCATCTACATTTTTTATTTTCGAAACTGCATTTATCAATATATGATATTCCTTTGAATCTGTTTTCATCATTTATATTTTATGTATAAATATATTATTATAAATATACGCGTATTATAATTCTTAACTAGTAACATTTACAAAATACATCATTAAACTAATAATTATCATAAATATTCCTACATAGATCATACGATCTTCATATGTAAAAATATCCAATAATCTGTTTAATCCTTTTTCCTGATCATCATTTATGTATTCAACAAGATCATTAAGTATTTCAACTAAACGATTAACCAAATTCTCAGAAAGTTGTTTAAGTGAAAGATTATAAAATCGTTCTTTCTCCTTTTCAGCAACTACTTTCTCATTTTCAATTTTACTTTTCCGATATAGTTCATCATATTGTTCCTGTAATTTCATCTTTGAATAATCAGACATACTAAACATATCATTATAATTAATAATATTTTTATTCATCTTTCTTTCTTAATATATGTTTATATAAAATATATAATATGTAATCTAAATTATATAATATGAAGTATTATATAATATTTACATTTATCATTATCTCATCATTCATTTATTATAAATTCTCACATAAAAAAAGTAGATTCTGGATCAATCAACCCGTATTCTCCAATAAAGAGGGACAGATCACACTTGATCCACTACAATATGATCCAAATTTATTAGAACTAATAAATGACGAAACTTTTAAAACAGTAAATAAAGATACGTGGCTAGACTTCTATGATCTACTTAATAATCATTATTTTGATCATCTAAAATATACTTCAGATTATCTTAAAAAACAATTAGATCATAGTACTGCTTGGATCTTATATAAGAATATCGCACCAATTGGAACAATAACATCACATCCAGTTACCATACAAATACATAATAGATCACATAAATTTAATTATGTTGATCATCTTCTTGTTAAAAAGGGTGAGAGGGGTAGATCAACTGCAACAATTCTAATTAGTAAGATAATTGAATCAGGAACATTAGCTGGAATTCCCAGGTTTATATTTAAAATTGAGGATAATGAATTACCTATACCGCATTTCTGTAAATTAACGAATTATTATGGAATAAAGCCTAAAAATATTGTGGGAGAGAAGTATGAGATCAAAAATCTCGTATCAAAACAGTTATATAATTTTTATAATAAATATAATTCAAAATATTTGATTTATCTTAAATTTGATAATTATTCTGAATTTGAAAATTACATAACTAAATATAAAGTGAAATATATTCTACAAGGAAATTCTCTTAAAGGTATGATCTTATACGTTGAATCTATGTATAAAGGGGAAAAAGTTGCGGAAATAGTAACAATATTTGGTGATCTAATTGATATGCTAATTGGGGATATAGATGAATCAATAAAGTGGATTACAATGAATGATATGGCATCAAATATGAGATGGATCCGAAAATTTAATCTTAAGGAAGCAAATATAACTTATCTTTATTTTTATAATTATTTTTTAAATAAATTTTATGCAGAAGAGATATCAATTGGAATTTCTTAAAAAAGAACTTAAAGATATATTCTTATATAAATTTAGTTATGACTATAATTACAATAGATGGTTTAAATACACAAATTGGACGTGCAATCTCTTTATATGGAGCATATTTAATAAGAGATACATTAGATAATTATAGTTTTATTGGATTATCACGTGGTGAAAGCGATGGAAATCATTTTGATCTTACTCTTCCTCGTGATAAGGATACAGAAGTTGAATTTGAATCATCTAAAATTATTATTAAATATAAAATAAAATCTGAAGAACCAATTTCATATGACAATGGGATGCATGGATTTTATACAGAGATAGAGTTAAATGGTTCATCTAAAGATGTATTAGTTAAATTCATGGATTCCGCTATTATTTATACACGAGAATTAATGTATAATCGGAAAAATGTCAAAGATAAGATAACCTGTTTTATTTTTGATAAACTTTGGATTACATATAATAAAATCCTTAAAAGACGTATGGATACTGTATATTTACGTGATAATTTACTTGAAACAATTATTGATGATGTAAAAAAATTTCAACTTCCAGAAACAGCTGAAAAGTATCATCTTTTAGGAAGACCATATAAACGTAATTATTTATTTGAAGGACCACCTGGTACAGGTAAAACAACCATTATTTGTACAATTGCTTCAGAATTGGATATGTCAATTGGTATTCTTAATTTCAACAATAATATAGATGATAATACATTTGTGAGGGCTCTTCAAAAATTACCTGATAATTGTATTTTGGTATTGGAGGATATTGATTGTTTATTTGAATCACGTAAATCATTGGATGATCATAAAAATATGATTACATTTGGAGGATTACTCAATACATTGGATGGATTAATGCATAAGGATAAGCTTCTTATATTCATGACGACAAATTACAAAGATAAATTAGATAATGCATTAATAAGACCTGGTAGAATTGATAAGGTATATACATTTGATTTTATGGATAAGGGGCAAATAATGAAGATGTTTCTGAAATATTTTCCAGATAAGGAATCTGAATTTAAGGAATTTTACGGGATTTTGGTCAAGAAGAATTTGGTTAAAAACATAACACCTGCAATAATGCAGGAATATTTCTTTGCAAAATTGGAGGATCAACGATATAAAGAGGATACTGATCTTTTAAAATCAATTCTTAAAGAGCATATTAATAATGATAAAAAATATGAGGATATGTTTAATTAGGGTATATTATATGTTAAATATAATTATATGAAAATATTTATAACAGGTGTTGCGGGATTTATTGGATCTCATCTTGTTTGCAAACTTTTAACTGAAGATCATCAAATATATGGAATTGATAATATGAATGATTATTATGATCCTAAAATTAAAAATAGGAATTTAGAAATAATCCGAGAGCATAATAAATCCCTTAATTTTATTTTTAGTAAGGAAGATTTATTAAATACTAAGGTTATATCAACATGGAAACCAGATATTGTTATACATTTAGCTGGAATGGCTGGTGTTCGGAATAGTATTGAAAATCCCGAATATTATATGAGAGTTAATGTAGAAGGCATTACGCATCTTCTACAGGAATCTGTTAATAACAGTGTTTCCAGATTTATTTATGCTTCAAGCAGTAGTGTTTATGGGAAACATTATAAGATTCCTTTTAAAGAATCGGATATATGTAATAATATTAATTCACCATATGCGTGTAGTAAGAAGTGTTGTGAATTAATTGCGAAATTATATAGTGACATGTATGGTATTAAAACAGTTGGTCTCCGATTTTTCACAGTATATGGTCCTCGTGGGCGTCCTGATATGGCGCCATATAAATTTTTGAGGGCAATATCAGAAGGGATTCCAATTAATAAGTATGGAAACGGTACATCAATGAGGGATTATACGTATATAAGTGATATTGTGGATGGAATTGTGGCAACATTGGATTATAATAAAAATGTGGCTGAAATATTTAATTTAGGGAATAATTGTCCTTATTCTTTGAATAAATTTATTACAATATGTGAAAAGGTGGTTGGTAAGAAAGCTATAATAAATCAGATGGATGATCAAAAAGGTGATGTAAATCTTACATATGCTTGTATAAAGAAGGCGAAGAATGAGTTGGGGTATAATCCGAAGATTAAATTGGAGGATGGATTGAGGAGAGTTTATGAATCATTTAAGTAAAAAAATAAGTATTTATATGATTTTTTAATTATATAAATAGATTAGTTAAATGGAATTTAATAAAAAATTGGAGGGTATTCCCAAAATTTATTGGATAAATTTAGATAGATCCAAAGATCGTCGTGATATTATGGAAAAACAATTTGATGTTCTTGGAATAAAAAATCATCAAAGGATTGAAGGTATTGATGGAAATAATACAGATGAGATATTATTTAGTAAAAGATATTTAATGGAAAGTCAAATTAAAAAGAGAAGTAGGCGTAAATATTTACAGAATCAAGTAAAACTTCATAATGGTATTCTTGGATGTTTTGCATCACATATTAAATCATTTTATACATTTATTACTGATCCAGAAAATAAAGATGATCGATGTTTAATTGCAGAGGATGATCTTTCATTTGAAAGTCTTCATTTATGGAGAGATAAATCCTGGTGTAATTTTCAATTTCCAACAGAATTTGATACAATAAAACTTTGTAATTCAAATATGCCCAAAAAAATTCTTGGATCTTTTTTATTCTTTAAAAAGGGTCCTATTAAACTTCTCAAAATGCACCTAAATACAATGAAAAACGGAACATGTATTTATATGGTTTCAAGATCATTTGCTACTAAAATGGTTAGGATGTGGGCGATTTTATCACCAAATCATAATCTCAAAATTAATTTTACGAGAGGTGCTCCTGCCGCTGATGTATTTTTATATAAATTTAATAGTTATTACTTTCCATTATTTACATACAGATCAAGTAATGTATCAACAATTGCTGGATCTTCAAGTAAGAATTATGAATTTGCTAAATATCTTTATTTACAATATTTGGGTCAATATGGTATTCAATAATTAATTTTTGATTTATATATAAAATTCAATTAATTTTTTTTTCATATTTTTTTTTCTATATAATTTATTATTATAATTTACACAATATAAATATTTACACCAACATTTATAATAATATATATAATTTCTTATATTATCATATAAAGAATATAAAATTGTTTGATCAAGTAAATAAACAACTTTATTCTTCAATCTATAATTCCGTTTTCTTCGATCTTGATCAAGATCAACTCTTGATTCATCTAAATAAGGAGTTATTTTATATATATTTTTAAACATATGATCTTATCATTATTATTTATAAAATATTTTTATATAATAAGATATTATATAATGTTATCTTATTATAAGCAAACAGAAATAGTAGTTGGAACATTCTTATTCTTCATTTTATATGCAATCATGATCAAATTAAATGGTAATTTCTCAATAACAAATATACTTGTTACAACAGTATTATTTGCGATTCTTCTTCTTTCATATACTTATATTGTTACACTTTATTATGATTATAGATTACAAGAATAAAGATTACAAGAATAATCTCTTTAATAATTAAATGAACACAATAATTGCTCTTCCATTAACACTTGCTTCACTTATTATTTATTACATAATGGGATTCAAATATTCTCTTATTTCCAATTATGAAACAGTTGAGTTAATAGTAGGATCTATTACATTCCTTCTTACATTCGGATATATTGGTCCTAAATTACTTGGATCTGATATGTTGTCATCAACAATTTCAACAATACTTTTCTTTTTCGTAAATTGGTATTTCTGGACAAAAGTCATTAGTAGATCAATGAATAAGGATTTAGCCGGTCACGTGCGATATTAAATTCTCTATTGATTATATACTTATCTTAAAATGTTTTTTGATATTGCTATTCTCACAATTTTATATGTAGTATTCTTTGAATATATAAGAAAAATTATTCTTAATATTCCTATTGATTCAACAACAGTTTTCATTTCAGCACTTCTATTTGCTATTTGGTTATCTCTTACAAGAACAGTGTCAAATTTCATTGCATCTGAAAACGCAACCATGTCTTCTCCAAGTCCATGGATCTAATTATTCTTTTCGTTTAGATCACACTTTATTTATCACATCTCTTAATATAAATGGGTGCTACTCAATCACTTGATCCTGAAATTTCTAATCATTATATGAAAGATGATCAGAAATATTATTATGGATGGAAACCAGATCTTCCAGATATACATGATAAATATTATCAATTTGATAAAATACAATTAAATGATGATCAAACAGAAGATGATGATACAGATTATGATTCCGATGATCAACTCTTCAAAATAAAAGGAATTGATCTAAGAGACCAATTCCCAGAACCTTATGATCAAGAAGATTTACATACATCAACATCATGTGCAGTTCTTTCTGTCTGGCAATATTTTAATAACAAAGAAAATTCCGCATTTAACCCATCAAGAATACATCTATATCATCTCACTTCACACCTTGAAAATGGAGATAGATCAATTTCCATTAAAAATACATTAAAAGTTCTTGAAAAAGTAGGTGTTGTTAGTGAAGATATTATTGGTTATGGTGAATACCCAGATCCCGAAGAAACCTTTCTTGGAATCCCAACAAACCCCCCAAAAAACATGAAATATCGCCGTGTAGAACAAACAAAAGAACAATTAAAAAGAGCGGTTGAATCAGGATATCCTGTAATATTCGGACTTTCTGTTTATAGTAGTATGCTTACTGACTCCGTGGCTAAAAATGGGATTATTAAAATGCCCAGTAAAAGTGATCAAGTAATTGGTGGTCAGACAATGGTTTTAGTAGGATATGATAATCAAAAGAAATCGTGGCTTTGTAGAAATAGTTGGGGTAGATCATGGGGAGACGGTGGATATTGTTGGATTCCTTTTCAGATGCTTACCAATCCTCTGTTAGCAAGAGACTTTTGGGTTATAACAAAAATTTAATTATTAACAATATAAGCAAATCCCCAACCAAGACCAGCTGATACAGTGTCTCCAACCATATTTATAAATGAATCTGGATGATCTTTACCACCCGGCCACATTTTTATCCAATCATTTATAAATTTCATACCAATTTTTGTATTTTCACTAAATTCAAATATAACATGACCTATTAAGGTCCATATTATAGATATATTCCAATAAAATGCAACTATTCCAACCGCAAAATGAAGAAGAGAAAAATTATCAAATAATTTTGTACCCATTTATATAAATCATTTATTATTTTATAAAAAATGATTTATATAAATTATAATTTATAATTAAAACTATAAAACAACTAAATATGTTTAATACATTATTGGAAGTTTTACAAAAACTTGAATTACAAAAAAATAAAGATAAAATTATACCTAAATTTGAATTTTTTGATGTAAAAAGAAAATACAAGTTAAAAAAAATAACTAAAAAATACACAATAATATTACCAAATAATAATAAACTATGTATTTATTCATGGAAAAATACAAAATTTCTTGTTTGGTTATCAAAAGATAATAATATTCAATTTATTAATATTGACAAAAAATCAATATGTCTTGGACAAGAAAATGAATATGGAATTGTTGAACCAACACAATATTACATAAAATCTTTTTATCCATGTAAAATTGATGATCCAATTGGATTTTCAAGTCTTAATGAAGAGGGAAAAATACCATATTATTTTTCAAATTCTTATATTGAATTTTTAGGTATATGTATTGGTAAAACACGTTTTATATGGCGATGTTCTTCAGATGTAAAAAAAGATCAAATCTTTTGCATAGAATGTATAAAAAAGATTAAATTTGAAAATGAAAGACTTATGTTTCTTGGTATTCTTTTACAACTGTCAAATCTTAATAAAAAATGATTTTTATAAATTTTACACACTTGAAGATTTAAAATGAAGACAAACATAAGAGTGAAGATTATAAATTATCTGCTCATTTTCTTTAATTATAACATTTTCTTTTCAATCAATTCAACTAAATCACGATCTGAACAACCCATTTTATCTAAGATCATATCTTTATTGATATCACCATCATCTAATTGTGCTCTTATACTACGACATTTTTGTAATTGATGTTGCAATCCTTGATCAACCATATTCATTTGTGTTCCTAAATATGATCCAATAAATGCAGATCCAAACGCACCCGTTGAAAACAAGAATAGGTTGATGTAATCTTTCATTTATTATTATTGTAATAATATATTTATATTCTATTATTTGCGAGACTCATATTTTGAATAAATTTCATACCACTTCTCTTTTTTATAGCATACATAGATCCATAACCGAGAATCATGATCCCAAGAACTGTTCCTAATATTGTACCACCAACTTTCCAATTATTTTTTTTACAGAAATAGTAATATATTGTTCCCGAAATATTTACATCATTTCCACCAGAATTAGATTTGAGAGTAATATTTCCATCTTTAATACCTGTATATGTACAAGATTCCATTAATTTACATTTTTTATAATGTTTATCATTATATACAATGACCGGATCAGTATCATAAACAGGAACATAAACGATTTTACATACATTCTTGGGAATATGTATTGATCCATTTGTTTTAAGAAGCTGACTTAATTGATCTTCATCTTTAAGATATTCAATTGAATTAAAGGATGCTTCATAATCTTTATTCATACATATTTGTGGTATTGTTTCATCTTTTTTACAATCCGCATTTAGATCAAGACGTTTTTCCCGAGCACCAAGAACCATTATTGAAAGAACAATTAATATCACAGGTTGCATTAAGAAGAAGAATCCAAGACTCCAAATAATTCCATTTTTATATCCATAATAAAAAGCCAAAATAAGTGCTACAGTTTCAATAATTATTGTTGTTATATAAAGAACAGTTGATGCTTTTCTGTTTAAATAATGAGATGATCCTCCTATATCACCATCTACTGAGAAATTAACATTTTTACAATGAGCTGGCATATTATATTCTATCTTATTCCCATGTTCATCAATAGAACAAGCTTTTTCACATCCAGTTAAACATCTTCCGGATGGACCTGGTGGTCCTGGTGGTCCTGGTGGTCCTGGAGGTCCAGGTGGAACAGGATCATAAGGGTTAATTCCATTCATTGGAATGCATTTACGTTTATTTGAAATATGGATTGGACCAACAGCAATTCCACTAATCATAGATCCGAGAAGTGTTCCTTGCATTAAATTGATGAATCCAGTGCTAAATCCATTATCTCCATCAGCGGTTAAGAGAAGAGAAGCCATAAATGAGACACCAGCAATATAATAATTAGTATAATTAACTTTATCTTTTTTAGGATCTTCTGGTGCTTTTGGATCTTCAGGATCTTTCTTTTCAGGATTTTTCTTTTCTTGATCTTTCTTTTGCGATGTTTGTTTTTTTCGGATTGAATTGATCTCTTTTTGGAGCTCACTTATTTTTTCAGAGTTATCATTGGTATAAATATCAACTGTGAAGTTTTCTTTTCCGGGTTTATCATTTAATCTAGCCATAATTGTTGAAATCGCAATAATAATTAATATTATACTGTAAAATGCGTAACCCATTTTATTATAAACACTTGATATAGTTGTACCAATAATCATTAAGATCAAGACAACTGCAAGAACATAAAAGAATACTTGTGTATCTGTATCTTTTGAATAACCTTCTTCTTCATATGCGGTTTTTTTATAAAGAATTGGAATATTAACACCAATTAAAATACCGAAGAAGAAGATAAAGTTTGTTGAATCAAGGACCTTACGTCGCCCCATATTGCATATGACGAATACTAATCCTGCTAAAACTACTAATACTCCAAAACTACTAACTTCATTTTGCATATTTTGATAACTGTAATCATTATATACGGAACTATATAGAATTTTTGTTGCAAAATACGTTATTAGAACAATGAGTAGATAACGATGTATATCATTTTTTCCTGCATCAAGATTCATAATTTTTTTTATTAAACCAGTATCATCCATACTCTTACTTTATTCAAATATAATTTTTATTTGGATAAATTCAAAATAACAATGAAAATTCATAAATTCAAAATAACAATGAAAATAAAAATAAAAAAATGATATAAAGACAATTTAATAATAAATACAGACATATTTAAAAATGACTACAACAGAAGAAACAGCTTCATTATGGGATCTTTTCGGAGATATTTCCAAGAGTTTTAATGAGGAATATAAAAATGAGAAGAGTAATATTGAATCGGATACAAAATACATGGAAGATGATTGTGAAAAATGCGGAACAATTGGATCATTAATTGCACAGGATGGTGCAATGGTGTGTATTATGTGTGGGAGTGAAAATGACATTAATATTGATATTGGACAAGAATGGAGATATTATGGGGATGATGGTGGAAAAGGCGGTGATCCAACTCGTGTTGGTATGCCAACAAATACACTTATTACAAGTAGTGCCCCGACAACAATTATGTTAGGTTGGGGAAATGAGGGTTTCCGACGACAGCAAAAGTGGGGTAGTTCAACACACCGAGAAAGAACATTGAATGATATCTTTCATAAATTGAAGGAGAAATGTCTTAAATCTGGACTTCCACAATGTGTTGTTGATAAAGCTATTGTTATGTATCAGAAGTGTGATAGTACAAGGCGTGCAAAATGTCGCACTGGTGTTTTAGCAGCGTGTATTATGTATGCGTGTCATGCAAAGGATATTTCACGTTCGGAAGAGGAGATTGAGGATATTTTTGATATTGATCGTAAGAAATTATCATCGGGATTTAAGGATGTGCATAGTTATTTATACAATTTCAATCCGGAGTATATTTGTATGATTGAGCCGTGTTCTCCTGAGAATGACATTACACGTTATTGTAATTTGCTTGGAATTCGCAATGAATATATTGAGGTAGCGAAGAAAGTATATAAAAACGCGGATTTTTTTGGATTAATTTCAAATATTACTCAGAAGTCTATTACATTAGGGTGTATTTACATGATTATTAAGTATTATAATCTGGATATTGAATTGGAGGAGTTAATTAAGATTAATTCAAATAAGAGACGGAATTGCGTGTTGAGTAGTGCTATTGAAAAGTCTTATTTGAAATTGATGGAATATCAGGATTATCTTATTTTATAAAATTGATAGCCTAAATATTCTGAATCTACTTCCATAAGAAGTAAAGAACCCTTTCATTTTTGTGTTATTATGAACAATACTCCGCCGCCACGAATCAACAACCCAGGGACCCCACGGTTCCCACCTCCACCACGAACACCACAATGTGTTGATGGACTTTGTACATCATTGTGGGAACAGTTTGATGCTGTTGAGGGGATTTTGCGAGGATTACAACCAGCCTCCCCAAGAAGCCCAGATGGACCTCCTGAGCGTCTTATGCCCCAACCGACGAGGTTGTTTAAAGAAAACAACTGATTATTCATATGTTTATACCTGCATAAAAAAATATAATATTAAAATACCGATGCCTACAGAGATATTGCCTTCATTATGGATTGGGGATTATAAAGATTCCGCTGATATTGGGTTTATGGAGAAAAACAATATCAAGGTGATAATAAATTGTACAAAGGATCTTATGTTTATTGATGAGCCTCAAATAAAACATCTTAAAAAGATCAGGATTCCGGTTGATGATAGACCATCAGTATCATATTATGATGATAATATGATTATGTATCATACAATGCATGATGTTATAAAGGAGATCCATGAGTATATAACAAATGATAAACCTGTATTGGTTCATTGTCAGATGGGAAAACAGCGTTCTGCTGCTATAATAGCAGGATATTTCATAATGTATGGAAATGTGGATGTAGAAACAGCGGTTAGATATATTAGATCAAAGAGGCCTAAATGTTTTTATCCGAAGATAAATTTTGAATTAGCGCTAACAAAATTCCATACACATCTAAATACATAATTATTTTAATTTATAAAATCAATTACATCGACCGGAATGTTTATTAGATTTTAGAACACCAATATTATAATTATTATCCCGTTTCAAAGTTAGTCTTCTCCGCAAGAAAAAACTTCCTAATTAGATCTAATTGGTAAGTTTGGTCAATGTATTCAACAACCCCACTCTCTTCAACAAGAAACCTCTCAATCGCATCAAATGTAATTACGTGAATATTTTGGTTGATCCAATCAATCACCATGTCATACATAGACTTATCAAAAGGAAGCTTTGTTTTAGATGACTCAAAATGCTCTTGGAGGAAGGGTAATAAATTATCTAAACACTCGCGGATATGTTCTTTTTCGGAAGACATTTTTGCTATAATTGTGGAAAATTAGAATTAAATAAAATCAATTTTTGTATATAAAAAGATTGTGAATATAATTAACTATATGATTACTAAGATAAATAATAAATATTATAATTTAGAGAATTTTAATCATCCAGGTGGATCTGTTGCAATTAAACAATGTTTTGGTAGAGATGGAACTGTACTTTTTAGATCACATCATCCATTTATTAATGGAGAAAAGCTTGAAAGTATATTAAATAAGTATGAATGTGATAAACAAGAATTATTAGAAGGTGAAGAAGATGTACCAAAATTTGAGTTTGATTCTGAATTTTCCAAAGATTTAATATCATCTGTTCAGACATTTTTTAAAAATAAAAGTACAAAAGCACCGGAAGGACGATGGGTATTACTAATATTTTTATTTGTATTTAAGTGTGTTTCTTTACGTTTGTATTGGAGTGGGAATTGGTCATCATTAATTCTTTTGCCATTATTTGGGTGGCTATATGATTCAAATACATTTCATGATGCATGTCATTTTGCGTTGAGTAAAAAACAATGGGTAAATAATTTATTTTCACATACAGCATTTCAACTTACTCAGCCACTTGATTGGATCCATCAACATAATATTGGACATCATTCATATACAAATATATCATATAAAGATCCAGATTTGTATCATGGGGTATCTGCAATAAGATTACATGAATCAATTGAGTATAATAAAAAATATGAAAAACAGGAGAAATCATTACCTTATATATGGTCAGTTGCTGTCAATTTAGGACTTTTATTTGTTAGTCCTTTACATATGTGGAAAAGTGGATTTTATAATTATTGTGTTCCACTTTGGAATGTAAGCAATATAGAATTAGTATTATATATATGTGAAAAATTTATTTATTTATTTATGTATATTTTTCTTCCATTTTATTTATTTTCTTTTTGGAAAGCATTATTATTTACTGTTTTTACAAGAATATTATATTCTCTTTTTTTTATGATCAATACACAACTCACGCACATACATGATGATTGTATGATTAAGAATGAAGATTGGTATAAACATCAAGTATTAACATCTGCGAATCATAGTATTGGTAATCCTTTTAGTTTTCTTTTTTCAGCGGGATTAAATTATCAAATAGAACATCATCTTTTTCCAAGTGTAAATCAATTTCATTATCCAATGATGCAACCAATTATTAAATCTGTGTGTAATAAACACGGTGTTAAATATAAAGAATATTCAGGTTACATGGATGCATTTATGAGTTATTATAATTATGTAAAAAAATTAGGATCAAAGTAATTATAAAAAAATAAAATTATAAAAAATAAAATTATTAAAACTAATAATATATCATCATATATTATGAGTTTTAATATTATAAAAATAATAAGTATTTTTACAATTATTTTTGTTATTATTTTGTATAAAAATTATAAAAAAAATAATTATATTATTTCTTTAACAACAATACCAAGTAAATTTGATAATTTATACTTAACAATTGATAGTATCATAAATCAAACAATAACTCCTAATAAAATTATAATAAATATACCGAAAATATATAGTTTTAGAATGAATAATTCTAAAATAGATATAAATAAAATAAATGATTTTATGAGTAAATATTCAAAGAATAATTGTATAATCAATTTTTTAGATGAAGATTATGGACCTGGAACTAAATTATTAGGTTTATTAAATAGTAATATTATAAAATCATTTGATAAATCAAATACGTATATTATATTAGTTGATGATGATTTAATTTATAAACCATATATGATTGAAACATGTGATAAAGAAATAAAATCTAAAAATATAGAAGTTGGATCTTTTTATGTTTCTGAACATAAAAAAATAAAAATCGGACAAGGTGCTGATTGTTATTTAATGAAATTAAATAAACTTAATAAATTTTTAGATTATTTTAATGTAATTCGTGAAAATGATTATGTAAAATACCATGATGATTATTATATCTCATTTTATTTTTATTTACTAAATATGAATATACATTATATTAGACCACCGAATAATTGTTTAATTTATGATACACATGATAAGACATATATTGATGCATTAAGTAGAATATCTGGAAAATATAATCAAATTAAATTAAGTGATAAAATACATGATTTACTTATTGATCTAAAAAAAAAATCTTATTTTAATTTTTTATAATTATTAAAACTAATAATATATCATCATATATTATGAGTTTATCAAAAACAATTATAAAAAAATTCATATCAGATAACAAAAAATTGATCATTACATATCTCATTGTTATTATTATTGCTTTTCCCATTGAAGCAACAGCTATGTCATATGTATATGGTAAATTATTCAAGGAATTTGGTAGTAAAGGACCTAATGCAGCAATAATACGTAATTTTTTTATTCTTGCGATTATTATTTGGGTTGTTGTAGGTATATGTCGTTTTATAAAGAATTATTTGAATAGGGAGATTATACCCAGATTTTATAGTTTTAGTAGAGATTATCTTTTCAATTTAGTATTAAACAAATATAAGATAAACTATTCCCAGCCAAATTTGGGTGATATTCTTACAAATTTCACAGAAATTCCATCAACATTATTTTCATTAATGCATAGAATGTTGAATGATCATATACCAGTATTTCTTTCATTATGTGGAATTATATGTTATACTTTTTACATTAATTATTTATTTGGAACAATAATGTTAATTGGATTTTTGATTATGATTTGGATCTCTTATAATAAAAGTAATGAATGTGTTAAACTTAATTATCATGAAAACACATATTTTAAGGAAATAAATGAGAATATTCAAGATAGAATAGGTAATTTATTCAATATTTATACATCGGGTACAGAAGAATATGAAAAACTACTTAATTATGTAAGAGAAAAAGAGATGGAAGACAAAAGTAAAATAAGTATGGATTGCAATGGATCAATGTCATTATATGTAACCTTTGGATCCGCGCTTCTATTCGCGATTTCTCTTTACATAATATATGGATTATTTAAAAATAAAACTGTTAAAATATCACTTCTAATTACTGCTACTATTATGATGACACGTTATTTTAGTTATTACAGCAGTTTTTTCTCTGGACTTGGATATACATTTCATTTAATTGGGACTCTGAGATCAGCAGATGATTTCTTGGGTGGGGAATTAATTATGGAATCTAAACAATTAACAGATAAAATTAAAATAAGAAAAGGAGAGATTGTTCTTAAAAATATAACATTCAAATATCCTCAATCAAATAAAATTATTCTTGAAAATTCTTCACTTAAAATACAACCATATAAAATAACAACAATATTCGGTAAATCTGGATCTGGTAAAACCACACTTGTTAAACTCTTGATGGGATTTTATAAACTTGATAGTGGATCAATATACATTGATGGATCTTCAATTGAAAACAAAAATATAGATCATCTAAGAAATCAAATAGGATTTGTTAATCAAAATGTTGATCTCTTTAATATATCTGTTTATGACAATATTAAATATGGAAATAACGCCTCTAATTCAAGGATATATAAGTATATTCTTGATAATAAAATATCATCTGTTTTTAATAACTTAACAAATGGATTAGATACAAAATGTGGTGTAAATGGAAGTAATCTTTCAAGAGGACAACGACAAATTGTGCTTCTTCTTCGTGTCTTAATGAAGAATACACCAATTCTTATTTTAGATGAGCCAACATCAGCGCTTGATCATAATACTAAATCAATAATACTCCGAATTATTAGAAAGCTATGTAGCAAAAAGACGGTTATTATTATAACACATGATAATGATGTACTTAAATACACGGATCATAAGGTTAAGTTAATAAACAAAAAATTACAATATTTTTAGATAACATCTAATCTTAATTCATATCTTGGTGTTCTTTTATGTTCAATATAGATTGAGTGATCCAATTGATGGAAGTCCAATTGGTGCATTTTTTGTGGAGAGAATGAAAAAAGTTTAAGTGGATATTCAACACTATCTAAATCTATTTCATAATAAGAACCATTTCTATATAATCCATATATAATAAGTGTTGGATGATTATATAATAATTTTGCTTTTTCTAAATGATCTAATGCCCACTTTTATTATAAATTGTTTTTGAATAAGATATTCCATAAATATTGAAAAATGATTTTTCTATAATATTTCTTACAATTTCACGTTCTTTTTCAGGTTCAATTAATGATAAAGATAATAAATCTTTTTCAAATAAATTTTTAATAGATATACTACTTAATATTGCTTTATCATGTATATTAGTAAAATTACTAAGAATAATATTTTGTGTTTTCTCAACATTACTTTCAAAATTATTATTTTGTATTGTATTATCGGATGTTTTAATATCATCAACAACAAATGGTGTAAATAAAGCTATAAATATTGAAAGTATTATAAAAAATATTACATTATATATAATATATTTTTTCATGTCAGTTATTTAATAGCCGTTAAATAAACTTTATACCCAATATTATTTATAAATTCTAAATAATTCTTTATATGATGGCGGATCTTTTAATGAAAGATGTCTCAAATTATTCCAAATCATATATTTATCTGGTTCATCCTGTTTTCTAAGAAATTCCCTATATTTTTCAAATGAATATGAATTGGAAGGTGTTCCTCTATTATTTAATTTTTCTTTTGCTAATTTAAAAGAAGGTGGGCTTTTATTCATTTTATATTAATTAAAATAATTAAAATCTTTTTATATTGATTTATTATATACAATGGTTAATTCAAATTCTAAAACAAATAATTCCAATTCTAATTCTAAAAATAAAAATTCCAATTCCAATTCCAATTCCAATTCCAAAAATAAAAGAATAACAAAACAAAACTTCAATAATGTAATTGCAAAATACGCTTCTGAATATGAAATATACAATCCTAAGAATACGGGACGTGGTCTTTTAAGTAATAAGGATTATCAAAATTCCTTCACAAATATCATTGAATTCGGTAAAGAATTCACCGCAAAACAAAAACAAGCAATAGATGTTATTATCTATAATGCAAGTAATAATGATGGTGTTTTATGCGGATATATTGCATGGAAATATCTTTATCTTGAAAATGGAAACAAAAATCTAAAAATACTTAATCTTAAACCATCCAGTCACGATACAAAAGCCGATTTTAGATTAGTTAAAAATGAACAATATCTTAAAGATAAAGTTGTTTTTATTGCTGATATTCAATATGGTCAAGCAAATCTTGATTTCCTCTCTAAAACAGCAAAAGAAGTCATTATTATTGATGATCACACTGAAGCAGGTAATACAGTAAAACTCGGATCTAATGTTAAACGTTTCCTTGGTGATAATATGCACGCATCTCTCGCATATGTCTGGAAATTCTTTTATCCCAAAGAACCTGTTCCACTATTAATTAAGTATATTGATAATGATGATCGTAAATTAAACTTAGAGAATACTCCTTATACTACTTTATTTGCAGGTGCTCTTAGATTTAGATATACAAGTAGTCCATATTATTCACAGTATGATAAACAGAATCCAGAAGGTAATTTCTTCAATGATATTAATAAGATCCTTGAAAAAGGTGATGGAAAACTTTTACTTTTTATTGGAAAATATTTTGATGAAGTAGTGGAAAATCTTAAAGAACAGATCGCAGTAAATGATGGTATTGAGAATTTCCAAGGTTATAAAGTCGTAGCAATGAACTTCAATGCACCAGCTCTTTCCAAAAAGGTTTGCTTACAAATGCTTTCAAATGCGGATAAAAACTTTGAAAGAGGAGATCAAAGATATGCGAATATTGATTTTGGACTTGTGTGGGGTTGGGAATATGGTGCAAATGCATACAAAATTACAATGCATGAACGAAAAGGATCTGCACCAAAATATAATCTTCCAGAATTAGCTAAAAAATTGGGTAAAATCGGTGGAACATCACGTGGTGGAGGTGGTTCTAAATTTTTAGGTAATTTCTACTGGCCAAAAAACAAAGATATGGATATTTGGGATCTATTTAGTAAGAAGTACGTGTAAATACTAAATTTCAATAAAATTATACTTATAGTTATTTTTTATATCATCTATAATTGTTTTCTAATTGAAGATTTAGGATTTATTTTTGATAAAAGATCAAGATATTCAATTCTTTGTTGAGGAAATTTAATTACTTTTCTACTTAATACTTCCCAATCCCAAGGTTTATCTGGATAAGCTAATACATGATCAAATGTAATATTCTGATTACAACTTAATTCATTCCAATCCCAAGGTTTATTAAGATGTTCTAATACATGTTCAAATCTAATGTTTGGATTTCCACTTAATACTTCCCAATCCCAAGGTTTATCAGGATGTTTTAATACATGATCAAATGTAATATTTGGATTTTCACTTAATCCATAAAAATCCCAAGGTTTATCAGGATATTCTAATACATGATCAAATGTAATATTTGGATTTCTACTTAATTCATACCAATCCCAAGGTTTATCTGGGTATTTTAATACATCATCAAATGTAATACTTGGATTTCTACTTAATCCATACCAATCCCAAGGTTTATCTGGATAAGCGAATACATGTTCAAATCTAATGTTTGGATTACAACTTAATCCATTCCAATCCCAAGGTTTATCAGGATATTCTAATACATGATCAATTGTAATATTTGGATTTCTACTTAAATAATACCAATTCCAAAGTAAATTTGGATGAGATAATACATCATCAAATGTAATACTTGAATTTTTACTTAATCCTGTCCAATACCACGGTTTATCAGGATGTTTTAATACATGATCAAATATAATACTCTGATTCCAACTTAATTCATGCCAATTCCAAGGTTTGTCAGGATAAGCTAATACATCTTCAAATGTAATGCTTGGATTTCTACTTAATGAATCCCAATCCCAATCTTTATCCGGATATTTTAATACATTATCAAATGTAATACTTGGATTATGACTTAATTCCCACCAATCCCAAGGTTTATCAGGATACTTTAATACATCATCAAATGTAATACTTGGATTACAATTTAATCCGTCCCAATCCCAATTCTTATCAGGATATTTATTAACGATATCTATTAATTTCATTTCAAGAATAAATATTAATTATCTTAAATAATTAATATTTAAATTCATTTTTCTTTATTAAATTGTTATAATATCATCTCCTCCACCAACATCTATCAATTTCAATGCAGAATATTTTCCACATCCATGACCAAAATTAATTTCACATAATTCATCATCAATTGTTCCCCAAATTATTGATATATTACAACATGTTCGGATCTTAATATTTTCACCGAAAATACTAACAATAAATGTAGTAAATTTATCAAGATCAGAACTAATCAAATTATTCTTAAAATATATACCTATATAAGATTCTGAAGCATATCTTTTACAGATCCTCAACCAAGGCATCTTCACAAGATTATTTAAATACTTATTACTCTGTTTTTCACGTTTATCAAAATTTAATAACCGAGAATCCCTATATAAAACCCTTAATTCACTTAAATTATGATTTATAATAATATTATTTTTCTCATTATCTGAAAGTATATCATTTGTTTTACTAAAGTAAGAACCCATTATTTATTATAAATGATATACCCTTATATTCCTACCATTTTGACACACTCCGACGAGAAAAAGGATAAACTCCTTTTCGGAATACTTTTTTTCCACCCTTTAATTCCGTCTTTGTATGAAAATACCAATAACCCCTCTCCCAAAAGATATAATTCAAATCCTCAGTCGTATGAACAAGCACCTTTGATCCATCATCATGTAACAAAGTAAATCCACGATCAGTCTTTTTGTCATAAAAATAAAGATAAAATCCCGATTCTTCACCATCAGGTTTCACAAATAGTTTCATAACTTTATTTGTCTTAGTTCTAACAAGTTTTGTTGTCCCACTTGCGGGAAATGGTGTTCCTGTAGAAGCCATTTCAAATAATTATTATTATTTTTCATACAATCTGAGAATTTATTATATTCATTTTTTATTAAAAATTCTCTTCAAATTAACAACCTCCTTTTCAACTCTATTATTTATAATATAATTGGTTATCTCCTGGGCTTTATCTTCACTTTGTAAGTAATTCGCTAATTTCTCCTTAATTGTTTTTTGATTTAGACTCTCTTTCTTCTTACTAACTTTGAATTGTAAAGTACTCTGCCCCTCATTATCAAATAACCCTTCAATCTCATGATCTTTCATAAATGTTAAAATTTCGGGTGTTAATTCTTTAAGTATTTTTCTTTGTTCTCTAAGAGCAAAACTAAGTTTTCTTACATTATTATCATGTGCAATCCACTTCTTCACTAATTCCTTAAATTTCTGTGTTTCATGTTCATCAATCTCATCTTCAATACCTCCACCTCCCTCAAGATCATCTTCTCCATCAAATGTTTCCTCCTCAAATATCTCATCCAATGTACTTGTTGTTTGTTGAGGTATTACTTTGGGATTATATTCGGTATATTTTACAGGTGTATTTTCATATGATGTTATCATTGGGTGTGGAAGAAAGTTTCCTTGTTGTTGTAAGACATGTGTATCCATTAAATGATTATCCATTTAATTGATATTAGTATAATTATTTTTATATTCATACAAATCAGAAAAATTTGATTTTAATTATTTTTAAGATCATATAAAATAAATAAAAAGAAAGATGTTTGAGTTTGATCTCCAAACATTCATCTTCACTATCATTTGTATCTTTTTGTATTGTATTTCAAATATGACACCACAAAAGAAAAAGCCACCTAAAAAACAAAACAATCCACACAATCTACCAAATGTTGCATCCCCTTACCAACGCCTTCCAAGATCAGAGCTTAAAGATTTACATACACGATTTGCTCACGGAGGACGGATTGTTCTTTTTAATTTGCGTGATTTTCGCAACATAAGTACGATCATCAGGAGTGCATTCATTGAGTGTTTTTCGGAGATTGATATCATTGGTCGTAAGCATTTTGATAAGCGTGGGTGTATTGGAACACACCATCACATTCCAATTAACTATCATCGCGCTGTAAAAGGAATTCACAATGAGCTTCTTGATATTGAGAAGACAATTCCTATTTTACGTGAGATTGCGAAGACACACCAGCTTATTTTCATTGAGCAACATGAAACCTCATTCCCACTCAATGATCTGGGTAATGTTTGTGCGATGTCTGATAAACCGCCAGCATTTGTTCTTGGACAAGAGGATAGTGGATTGGATCCTCGGATTATTGAGGAGTTTATGGGGAAAGCTGTGATTTGTGAGATTCCGAGTTATGGAATTGGTAGATCACACAATGTGAGCATGGCCGCGGGGATGGTTATGATCACATATCATATGTGGTTACGAGCAAATGCTCCCTAAATAATCAAGTAAAATATTGCTTATTTTATTACCTGCATTATAACGACGTTTTAATTCCTTAAATTTATCTGGATGTTCAATATATGTATTCAAAATATCCGGTATTAAATAACTTTTACGACAGATAGCAGGTGTGTGATGTAATTCTATAGCAACCTCTTTTATAAGTGCAACTACCTGTTTTTTACGATGTGTTAAGACATCAGATATATCCTCCTTAAATAATCTCTCCAATATTATTAAATTTGCTTCGTAAGTACGGAAACTCTTTGATGTAAATGGACCGAATTTAGAGAGGAATTCATTGATATCGGTTGCTTTTATTTTTTTTTCTTTACCATTTTCTGGATCTTTATAACGGAAAAGGACGCCATCTTTACCGCATTTATCAATTAATTCACGGAGTTGGGATACTAATGTGCTATTACTAACAAGACATTCATTGAGAACACCTTTTTTACCGATAAATGAGATTTCGGCTTTATTAGATCCTTTGAATTTAATATGTTTATTTTCAATTGTGCTTACTCCATAACTACTGTGTTTTTTCTTATATATATCATTACCAACTCTGAAATTACATTGCATAATAATCCTCAAAATAAGCCCAATCATCTTCTCTTTTGTAAGTAGTTTATTAGATCTAATCATTTTATCAACTTCTGCGCGAATTTTGGGTAGTTTTTTACCGAATTTAATGAGATTACAGTATTTATTTTTACTCTGTTTTTCCACGTATTTTGGGTTATAAATATACTGGGAACGTCCAGCTTCATCAATACCTTTCGCGAATATTTTTGATTTAGGATCAGTATATATTTGAACATCTCTGTAAGCAGGTGGAACACGGATGGATGTTATATGTTTAATGATTTTAGGATCTTTTATAGGATTTCCATTAATATCTGTGTATTTAAATGAATTCCCGGATTTAATTCTTTTTATAAATGAAGATCTCATAATACTAATTTATATCCAGATTATTAAGATTATTTTTTATAATTTATTTACAAAAAAGTTATGAATATCGTGTGCAATGGTGGTGCTTGTGACCAGGATCAAGAACCTCAGAGAGGCAGTCCAGACACTCACACACAACTGTTCCAACATTCTTCATAAAATCTTTGAAGCGTGACCATTTGGTCTTCTTGGGCGGTTGCCGCGGTTCTGCTGAAAGCGGCTGGTATGACGCGTTTGTAGAATCCATATTGTCAAGTTTAAAAGCAAGCAATCTTATATCTTTACATAGATCTTCTTCAGGATAAATAAGCTATCACTTTTTTTACAAAATATTATAATATACATAATATAAAAACATGGAAGCCTGAAAAGGCATCTACATGACCTTCGTCTCGAGGATTTCGTTCCACACAGCAAGAAAAGCTGTGCGGTCTTTTCTGGCTTGCTCTTCAAGCCCAACCCACTCACGTGATCGTGAGTTGGACTTGAGGAATGCTTTGTACTTGCTATCATTGTACGTTTTGGTAAGTGTACGAAGGCTGGTGAGGTTTTCCTCCGATACTCCAATGTCCTTCAAGATGATGACAAGGCTGGGGACCAGCCTTCCATTACAGAAAAGGGGCAGTACGTTGATGGACACTGGAGATGTGTCCTTGAACGACAATCCAACCCCTTCATTTACCATCCATAAAAGATGGTAAATGCAAAGAATGGGGAATATCCCGTCGTACTTATGTGTAGCGAAGCGCCTTCCCGCGTAAGTGGAAAAAGATACGCCTTCACCCAAATTCTCCTCAAATCGAGATTTTTTTTCCAGCAAGAGTGACTTTACAGTCACTGGTGCGGGTGCGGGTGCGGGTGCGGGTGCGGCTGCGGGTGCGGCTGCGGTTGTCTTGGAAGGCTTGGAAGAAGAAGAACCCATCGTAAAAGCAGTAATCTTATATCTTTACATAGAACTTCTTTAGGATTTTTTAAGCTATCACTTTTTTCCAAAATATTGTAATATAAAAACTATATTATAATATAACTATATATGGGTTGTTTTAATTCAAAAAATTGTTATTTATGTGATCAAGAAATAACAGGAAAACAGTTCCATTGGACATGTGGTTGTAGCAAACAATATCACACAGACTGCCTCTCAAACTATAATTGTTTATCTTGTAATAAAGATCAAAGTTCTCAATATTATAGATTATCTACTTAAAAAAATGATTTCTTAATTTTTTAAAATAATTAATTATTTAACAAAAACGCTAAACAACCATGGGGGACACACACTCACATACAGTGACAGAAGAGACAAACAAAAAAATTAAACAATTTTTTGATAAGTTTTTTCATGATATTTCAGACTATCGTGAAAAACTTCGTATTTTTCGTGAAGAAAATGTCCGTTATCAAATAGAAAGGCGGTCCCAAAACATTGATGTACAAATGATTGATTTTTTTTTTGGAGAAACTGAATCAAAGATGCCAGAACTCCCTGTACTTCATTTACCATCACCATCTTTTGATGATACCGAAGAAAATTTAAAAGAAAAACTGAAATCGTTCTTTTGGATTATTTTTAAGTGCCATATTAAAAATGATGGCTATGATACTGCTGTCAGCGGTGTTCAATATGACAATTTGATTATATTTATTAAGGAAAAATGTGAAAATGAATGTATTACATACAGACACTTTCTTTCACATATGGAAAGAAATGAATCTGAAAAAAGAAGATGTCGAAAAGTCCATATGCGAAATTTTATTTATGATAAAATGGCTTTATTTTTTAATGATTGTTTGAGTATCTAAACAATGATCTGACTTACTTTATAAACCTGAATCGCTTCCTCTTTATCTCCCCAACCCTTCACCTTAACCCACTTATCCGACTCTAATTTCTTATAATTCTCAAAGAAAAACTTGATCTTATCTCTCTGAGAACTCTTTAGATCACTTAATTCATTCACCGATTTCATATATGGGTCTATATTCTCCATTGGAACTGCAATGATCTTTTCATCAGCACCCTTCTCATCTTCTGTTTTCAAAACACCTAAGATCTTGCACTTAATTAAACACCCAGGCATTAAAATATAATCGGTTACAACCATGACATCCAATGGATCACCGTCTCCAGCTAAACTATCCGGAATATATCCATAATTATATGGATATGTCATTGGTGTATGTAAAATGCGATCAACATATAATTTTCCTTTAACATGATCATGTTCATATTTAATATTAGAATCCTTAGAAACCTCTATAAAAACATTTATATTCATTTATTTATATTATCTTTAATTATCTTTATACACTCCATTAAATCCTCTCTACCATCTATATTCTTCATCAATATAAAATCCTCCCCAAATAACATCTCATAAAATCTCTTATATTCTCTCCACACTCTCTTAACCATATCATCACCGATTTCAGGTATCTCATCCACATATGGATCACATACACTCACAATATATTCTCGGATCAAGTCTTTATCAAATCTTTCTGGATCTTTTCCCTCTAAAAATCTACTTTCATAAGTATCCTCAACCCAAAATCTACTTGAATCTATTGTATGCACCTCATCACAAATCATAATCTCCCCATCCTCATCAACCCCAAACTCATATTTCGTATCAACCAATATTAACCCCCTCTTCTTCGCATACTCCTGTCCAATTGCAAATACAGAATAAGCCATTCTATATATTTTCACTAAATCATCTCTCCCAATAATCCCTCTTTCAATAATTTCACTACTACTAATTGGCTCATCAATATCCCCCTTAGTTGTTGGTGTAATAATTACTTGTGAAAGTTTCTGATTCTTAATAAGACCCTCTGGTAAATCAATCCCACAATAATGACGACCACCATTTTTATAATGTTCCCAGAGCGATGTTTTAGTAGATCCTGTAATGTATGCACGAACAACTATTTCAATCGGAAATATCTTACACTTTTTAACAAATAATACATTTGAATAATGATTTAAATAATGATTTGTAATATCCTTCTCCCGTAAAATCTTAAACCACCTAGCACTTATTGAAGTAAGAAGCTGTCCTTTTCCAGGAATATTACAAATATGTTTATCAAATGCACTCTGTCTATCACTATGTACAAGAGCAAGTATATTTTCATTAATAGTATATAGATCACGAACTTTTCCTCTCTTAGATAATTTTTCTCTAAGACCTTTGAGTAAAACCATAAAATCATATTTCCCCTTAACAATTGATTCTTTATGTGATAATGTCGGATCTGCTTTAAGAGGGGTTTTAAGCAATATTTGAGGATTTATGGTTTTAATTATAAAATCACATTCAAGATAACAATCTATCCCATTAATAATTGCTAATTTAAATATATCACTATTTTTTGTTATAACATTTTTTAAACAGTAATCAGGATATACTTTCTCCTTAAGAAATCCAGAAATTGATTCAAAATTAAATAGGTCGTCTGTAAATAACGTTATCTCAATCATATAAAAATTATTATTAAATTATTTTTATATTATCAAATCTTAAAACACACTAATAAAGAAATGCGGTAACAGCTTGACCAAATGGTTCATAAAGTGTTGTTTTACCATCTCTATTAACCATTTTTGATAGCCGCCTTGATGACTTACATTCAGTAAGTATATATTTTAAGCGTTGTGCTCTTTGATCCAATGTTAATTTTTCATCTGGAATTACTTCACTAGTATAATTACGTTCAAAATCAAGATCTTTTAATGTAAAAATACGTTTTGAAGGATAATCATCAGGATCAGACTTAGATTCAGTTGCCATTATTTATTATGTAACTATTTAATCTTATATTTAAAATAATCAAATTCATTTTTTAATAAGTGCTTGGATCAATTAATCTCATTCTCTCTTTACCCTCCTCCGAAACCATATCAAGTTCATTAATAAATGTATTCAATAAATCTCTACCCAACCTTGATCCACGAGATAATCCCTTCATCCTCTCATAAGCATCCCTATATCCAAATCTTCTCATTATCATCTGAATCCCTTCCCCAACAATCTCAAAATTATTACCCAATTCTTCCCCACATTTCACCTCATCAATCTCTAACAATTCCAATCCACTAATAATATTCTCAATTGCTAAATATAAATACCCAAAACCACACCCAATATTACGCAATACTGTACTATCTGTTAGATCTCTTTGCATACGTGAAATCGGGAGTTTTCTACTGAATAATTGAAACAGTGAGATTACAATATGTAAATTACCCTCAGCATTCTCAAACTTAATTGGATTAATCTTATGTGGCATAGTGCTTGATCCAACTTCATCTTTAACTACTTTCTGTTTAAAAATACCCCTACTTATATATAACCATATATCTTGACATAAATCAATTAATATAGTTGATAAACGTGTATATTCATTAAATATAAGTCCATGTAGATCATAATGATCTATTTGCGTACTATACCTGTGAATTCCAGCTCCACATATATCTTTAACAAATGATTTTCTAAATGAATTCCATTCAAGATCACTAATCTCAGGATATGCAAACTTGTGTGCATTAAATCCACCTGTTGCACCACCAAATTTAGTTTTCATTGCAAAATTTAGATTAATGTTTTCAATGCGTTCAATAAATACATTCAATTGATCATACATTGAGGATGGTGTTGCAGGTTGTCCGTGTGTAAGTGATAAGATCCGGAATTTTGATTTGTTTGCAAGTGTATCAAGAGTCCCAACTAATTTTTTTACTTTAAATCGCATAATATGATTGATATCATTTAATTGAATAATATAAACAATACTATTAATATCTTGTGATGTTAATCCAAAATGTATATATGGATGATATTTTGGATCAATAATTCCCTGTAAATAATATTCAACTGATTTAACATCATGATTTACTTTTTTTTCGATCTCTTTTACTTTTAGTGCATCTTCTACTGTGAAATTATTAATTATTCGTTTAATATAATCATAATCATATGGATCTTCTAAATCAGATAGTCCTTTCTTTCTCAAAAATTGAATAAATTCAAGCAAATAATACAACTCAATATAAATCCTTTTTTTAATTATACCATATTCATTAAAAATATCTTTAATTGGTGCGATTTTATCAGAATATCTACCATCAAGTGGCGAAATACTTTTTAAATCCATTACATTGTATTGTAAAAATATACTTATATTATAAGGCTTTAACAAAAGATCCATTCTTCCATTTACCATAATATTCCTCAGATGATTTATCATTCTTATATAATCTTCCTTTACCATCATATAAATTATTTATGAATTCCCCCGTATATATCTTGTTTCCAAATTTATCATATAAAGTTCCCTTTCCATGATATTTACCAGCCCTGAATTCACCAATATATTTGGATTTATCATTAAATGTAAATACACCATTTCCTTCAAATAATCCATTTACAAAATTCCCCACATACTTTGATCCATCTTTCATATACAAAGTTCCTTGACCATGAGGAAAATTATTAACAATAGATCCAGAATAATACGATTCATCATCATAAAAGAGCGTTCCTTCTCGACTACATGATATTTTATTACCCATTATTATGTAATAACATAGTAATGTTTTTATACTTACACGAATAAAAAATTTACTTTTGATCTCTAAATGCAATCTTCTTAAATGATTCCATCACCTTATGCCCCTCCTTCAAAGTTGGTGCAAGATCTTTCATTGTATCTTCTAACATTTTAACAGTTTCAATTAATCGGAATGTTTCACGTTGAGCAAGTGCAGGAGACATATCAGATGCCTTCTTATTACTTGGTTCAACATCTCGGATCTTCTCCTTTTCATCACTTACCTGATGATCTTTTGAATGCATTAATTTCTCTTCCTCTTCAAGACTGAGAGTATTGTGTTTCTTTGCTTCTTCAAGTTCTCCCTCCAATTTCTCCATTAATTCAAGAACATCTTCCCCTCCTGATTCCTTTTCTCCTGATTCTTCATCCTTTTCTTGATCATCAACATCTTCAGTTCCATCTTCAAATCCTTCTTCTACAGATCCTGAAATTATTTTTGGTAAATATTCAATGAGTAAGAAGAGAGACATTGTAAATAATGTATTTGTGACGGATTCAGTAATAACATATACAATTGATCCGATTACGATTAGTCCAGCAAGTGTATATAATTTGTTATTTATTTTTCTAACAATGAATAATATTGCAATAATTGCAATAAATCCTAAAATATCTTTATGACCTCTTTTATACATTTCTATATTATACAAATATATATTATTTCATATAATTTAATATCATTTCATATCAAATCAAAACTACAACAAATATCTTGAAACAACATAAAATACTCCACCTAATAATAATGCTTTCACAACTAAACCAAGCTGACTCAATCCACCAAGTCTATTCGCCATTCTTGGTACATATCTCATTAAATACAAATTCACAACTCTCATATTACTTAAATAAACAAGAACTGCAACTAATAAAGGTAATTTAAGATGATCATATACAAGCTGTGCTGTTGTTTTAGGAACTTCTTGAAATTCCTCAATCTCCTCCTCATAATATTCAGGTTCTTCATAATATTGTTGTTGTCTGGTATTTATCTGATCTCTCATTGGCGGTGCTTGTTGTTGTGTTCTTTGCATTCTTTCAAATTGTTCATTTGAAACCAATTCTGTTTGACTCACTGGATCCTGAAGTCCAACTCCACTTTGTTCATAATCTCTTACAATATTTCCTACTAAGTCTTGTTGTCCTCCTCCTCCCCCTCCTGAATCAAGAACAGGTAATTGATCAATGGGTGTTCCTCTTTTAGATAATGTTGGTTGTGATTGTTGAGCCATTATATAATATATTTTTTTTTTCTAAAAGTAAATAAACTTATTTATACGCGTTTGTTATATAAATATATTTGTATTCTTACTTATAGTATATGTCATCTGTCTTGAATAAAGATTTTATTAATGGATTATATGTAGGAACATCACAAGTTATAATTGGATATCCATTTGATACAATCAAAGTTGTTCTTCAATCCGGTTATCGTAAAATTGGTTGGACGAATCTATATAGAGGTGTTAAATATCCTCTCCTATCTAACAGCATAATTAATAGTAGTCTCTTCGGATTTCACACTGGTCTTCTCCCTTATTTTAATAATAATCACTTTATCACTGGATCTTTAACAGGATTCATTGGTGCATTTATTATATGTCCCGTTGAACAATTAAAAATACGTGCTCAATTAGATCATTCAATAAAACAACCATATTTTCGTGCGTTAATTCCTACAATTATGCGTGAAAGTCCGGCGTATTCTTTATATTTTGGTTTATATGATTATCTTCATTACACAAAAGATATTCCTGCATTTTTTGCGGGATCTTTTGCAGGAATGAGCTCTTGGTTATTTACGTATCCTTGTGATATATATAAAACTCAATCACAAGCAGGAAAACCAATTGATTTATTTAATAGATATGCTTGGAGTGCTCTTCCTATTACATTAGCAAGAGCATTTATTGTTAATGGTGTTAGTTTTACTTTATATGATTACCTTAAAGAATAAATTATATTACTTAATATAAAATACAATTACATGTACACCTGCAAATGCATCTGCTGTGTATGCACGTGGCACAGTCTTTGTATGAGACTGAGCCTGGGTGTTCATGGAATTCACCCAGGTCTGGTGACCCTTTGTAGGTGGTCCAGGCGTAACAGTCGCTGTCGAAATGACTTCCATCTTGATCACATGAACTTAACAAATATATTTAATTGAAACACTATCTAAATTTTGAAACTATCAATTTTTTTCTGCCGCCGATAACGCCACATTATAAATTAATGTAGCAACTGTCATTGGTCCCACTCCTCCAGGAACAGGAGTAATATAACTACATTTATCTTTAACAGCATCAAAATTCACATCTCCACAAAGTTTTCCAGAATCAAGTCTATTTATTCCAACATCAATAACAACAACGCCCTCTTTAACCCATCCCTCATCCGCAATTAAATTAGGAACTCCCGCTGCAACAATCAAAATATCAGCAATTTTCGTGAGATCTCTAAGATTTTCCGTGTATTTATCACATGATATTGTTGTTGCAGCGAGTCCAAATTCATCCGAAAGCATTAATTGAAGTGGTTTTCCTACAATATCACTCTTCCCAACAATAACAACTGTTTTCCCTCGTACTTCAATATTGTAATAATCAAGAAGTTTAATTACTCCATAAGGTGTTGCTGGGTAATATCGGGGATGTCCTTGAGCCATTAATCCCACATTTTCAGGATGAAAACAATCAATGTCTTTATTTGGATCAATATGTTTGAATAATTCTGTTTTATTAATGTGTTGGGGAAGAGGTAATTGAATAATATATCCGGATATTGTTTGATCTATGTTTATATCTTCAATTAATTGTATAATATCTTCGGTTGTTATTCCTTGATCTAATTTCTTATGTGTAAATCCAAAACCTACTTTCAAACAAGCTTTTTCCTTATATTTAATATAAACATTGCTTGCGGGATTATTACCAACTTGTATAACAAGAAGATGTGGTTTAGAGTGGGGTTTTATATTATTACGTATTTCATCTGTAAAATGTGATGCGACTCTTTTACCATCAATAATTATCATATAAATATTAAAGTTGTTTAGTATTTATATTTACCAATATTCAACAAAAAAATTGAATATTTAATAATTAAATAATAGATATCTGATATCAAACATGAGTATTAAAATGAACCATATTTTAAGTGAGCTCAAAAGTGCGGCCACTGAGAAGAAATATGATGAGATAAAAAAATATGATGAATTCTCTAAAATGTTGCTTGGAAAGGTACATATTTCATACAAAATCTTTGAACTTAAACATCTACATTTAGTTCTTAAAATTGTTAAGGAAATTGGTATTGAAAATGTAATTGTGAAATATCCACCTAAATGTAAGAAGATCTCTGTAAAAAAATATTTGATCAATATTCTTAATTCAATGAAATTAATGTATGATTTTTATCAAAAAAATAAGCTTATCACATCATTTATTAGTTCTATATATTTCACAATATCATCTCAATTAATCCCCATCTTTATTGATGTTTTTAAAACATAAAATATCAATTATTCACCAGAAATCCAAGATCTAATTGAATTTAATCGTGAAATTAGTCCAGCAAAAGGATTTCTTGTTTAACAACATTTTTTAAATATAACACAACCTGTTTGAACCAATGAAATCGCGGAATTTATATCAAAATCTCCGTCTATTACAGAAAGAACTGTTGTTACTAAATTATTCCCCATTTTCTGATATAATCCTAGTTGATCTGCATTAATACTAGGGATTTCGCTAATAATTTTATTAAATACAGATAAAGCAATAATTTTCTTATTGGTTTTCTTAATCTCTTTATAATCATTAATGAAAGACATAATCAATGACATCATATGTGGAATATCAGAAATATTATTTTTATTTAACTTCTTGATCTTCTCATAAACATCATTTATTATTCCATCTGTTGATGTTTGGTTTAATGATCTATTTTTTTTCACAACTTTCTTTTTATTTACGGATTTTGAGAGATTAATATAATTTTCAAGTAGTTTATCTAATTCTTTAATTGCATATTCTTTTTTTCCGGAGTTTGATTTCTGGCTATTAATTGTATCTGTAAGTAGATCAATAACAATATCATATTTTTGCTTACTGGAAAGACCAGTATATTTTTCAACAATTTCCATTGTATAAAGAACAATTGAAGGTAATTCACCAAAATGAAATGGATGTGTTAATAATTTTTTATTAAATTCATATTTTATGAATTTAATATGATCTTGTAAAATTTCATTGTTCATTATTATTATAATAAGTTTTTTTTATTTTTTACGTCTGTAATAAAGAACATATGCCGTATTAGATACAATACTACTTTCACTCATCTCATCCACAGATGTATCATTAAATTCATACCACTTATTATCAATACTGTTTAAACAATATGAATAATAATGACCACCCATACATCCACCACTATGATTACTCACAGCATAAAGATCATACACTGATCTCTTCTTATCATATCCATTTACAAATGGTGAAATATCCAAATCACGAATTGGAAAATGAATCAATGCATTGTTCTTCATCATACCAATAAATCTCTTCAATGTAATAACCAAAATATCTGGTGTCTTCCAAAAAACAATCTTCCTCTCACATTTTGTTTTCTTACCACATTTTTCACAATCATATTTATTCTCCTCATCTAATGCTTCTGAACCCGTAAATGCACTTAAACATTCAATTAAATTCCGACTACGGTCTTTAATTTCAAGTTCTAAACAAGAAAATGGATCAAAAGTATTACTAACAGTATAACATGTCATACATTTTGTTTGAGCATGGTATTGTCCATAAAAGATATCAATGATTTTTGAGTATTCTTTTTCATGACTTTTTTTCCATGATTCAGATGCAATAATTGCCATTTTATCGGTATCTGTTTGAGGAACTCCTCTAATATTAATGATTGGTTTATAGGATATACCTTTGTGTAAAAGATCAATAAGATAAATGAAAAATTCATGTGAATCATGTTGTCTGAAGCCCATAAATTGGTGTTGAAATTGTCCAATAATATTTTTAAATGTTCTCGGTTCAATAGTATTATCATCTTGCCACAGAGCATTTAAAACACGATAAAATTCCCTACATATATTCCATTCATGTTTTCTTTTATTAATATCTTCTTCGTATTCTTTTGATAAAAAGAAGTCTCTTAAAGGAATAGTATTGCTAAGACATTGTAATGTAGAATTCATATAACATGTATTACCAAGATTTGCAATACCACTTCTACCACCAGTATATGTTATGTGTGATTTCATTATTAATTAATATTAATAAGTGTATATATATTTATATATTAAATATTTCATATTTTTTAAGGTTCATAAAAATTCGGATCATTAAGTTGATAATACCAAATTTGATAAGTTTTATTACTAATATAAGTGGAGAATTTTTCATTCAAAAATCATACTTGAATACCAAGTTCTTAGATCAAATATAATTATAGCAGGAAGTTTTTTTTTAGAAATTCTATATAAAATATTATTTCTTAATAAATAACGACATGTTTTAACATGATAAATATATTCATCATTTATTACATATAAAAATTTATACCAATATCTACCTTTTATTTCTTTCAAAAAAACAGTTTGATCTTTAAGATATAAAACCTTATCTTTGAATCGGTAATTCCGCTTTCTCTTGCTCAAATTAAAATCAATTCGTGACTCATCTCCGTAAGAACTAGTTTTATGAATATACTTAAACATCTTTAATATTTATCTTGCAATTATAATAATTTTTAAATCAATTTTTTATGGAATCTAATATTTCCACTCATATTTACATTCACAGCAAATATATGTTGCATCTAATTCACCATCCTCACAGAACATAATCGCACACTGTTTTGTAGGATCTTCTTTACTTGGACATTCTTCATTTGGACATTTATAGTGGATTGTCCGAGCATAACTAGGATCATAGATCATATATTGTTTAGATCCACTGTTTTTGAATTTTTTACTTTGATAATTATTTTTGATGATAATTGTATCTTCATTTTCTTCTTTATGACCACATTTTTTACATAAATTGTATAACATATCCTCTTCAACAATATATAATAGATTATTACATTCTGGACAAAATTTCATGATTGTATATATAATTAATAGAGATATATGTTTAAATAAGAATTAAATCATTTTTTAAAAAAATTGATTTATAATTAATATAAATATAATAAGTAATATTATATTAATAATGAATAACAATGACGAATCAATTAATGTTGATGATATCCCTGATATCGAAGAAGAAGATGAAGAAGAAGTAATTGTTGTAAATGAACTTGAAAATTATCAAAAAACATTCAATAAATTACATAAACTGTCCTCTAAAGACAAAATATCATTTATGAAAAGATATCCATATTTAACATCATTTGAATATGCACGTGTTATTGGTGAAAGAGCAGAACAAATTCAAAGAGGCGCGGAACCATTTGTAGAGGTTGGTTCTTTAACAAAGACTGTAGATATTGCGAAGAAAGAATTAAAGGAGGGTAAGTTTCCTTTCGTGTTAAGAAGGACATTACCAGATGGATCATATTATGATTTTAAGATATCTGAGCTCTACAAGACAATTTATTAAGGACAAGAAAAAAAATGATTTTTTTTTTTCAATAATTACATATTTTAAATTATAATTAAAGTTAAGAATGAGCAAAGTATCCGATTTCAAGAAAAAGTCCAAATCAAAGAAAGTAGTACCAGAGGTAGTACTTGATTCTGAAGAAGAAACACACACAACTGACGTTGAAGTTGAAGTAGATCATCACACTGATGACGAAAAAGCTTCTCCACCAGTTGTTGAGGAGGAAGTAGAGGAAAAGACTTTGACTGATTCATTTCAGTTAATGGTTGATTCAATCAATGACTTAGCAAAGAATCTTAAGGATTTAGGTGCTTTTACAAAAATCCTACAAAAACAGGTTAAACAACTTGAAAAGAAGGGTGGAAAGCGTCGTAAAAACAAGAGTGCAGGTGATGCACCTAAAAACACAGCAAAGAGTTTAATGAAAGAGTATGACATTAGTGGTACTGCTTTAGGAAAATTCTTGAAATGTGATCGAATTACTCGCAATGATGCTCGCAAGCGTGTCTTTGAATATCGTGAGGAAGCTGTTAAGAATGGATCTATTCCTGAGGTTCCTCTTGAGAAAGGAATTATTCTTGTTGATAAAACATTAGGAAAAGTATTTCCTGGTGTAAGTGAGCATTCGGATTATATTCTTGGAGTCTTGAAAGAGGCTACAGAATCATCTGATGATGTTAAGGAGCAACGTGAGTATTTCCGAAACAAGTTAAAGGAAGACGAGTTTGATCGTCATCAATTATTGACGACAAATACAATTCTTACACATTTTAAGAATTTATATTTTACACCAGAAAAAGTTATTGAAGAAACATCTGAATAAAAAATTCTAGTAGAAATTATATATTATAATAGGGCTTAAAGCTAAATCACATATAAATAATTATAATAAATGTCATCCGAAAATACCGCACCTGAAACACCTGTCGTAGATAAAAATAACTTTAATGATCGTTTTGAAACATTGAATGAATCTCTTAGAACTTTAGGTACAAGTCTTCGTAGTGTAACTACTCTTGTTAAGAGTATGAGAACCGTAGCACGTAGATATGAACGTGCTGAGGAGAAGCGTCAGGCGAAGCGTCGTAACAAGGCTACTCGTCAGAATCCTCAAAATGGTGGATTCCAGCGCCAGCACAACATCAAGGGTACTCCAATTGCTAAATTCCTTGGAAAGAACACCGCTTCTATGGTAGAGGCACACCGTGCTTTATGTAGATATGTAAAGGAGCGCAAGGATGTACCTGTATTTGAGGCAGATAAGCGTGTAATTGTAATGGATAAGACACTTGATGCAGTATTCCCAGGTCTTATGAAGAACTACAAGCATGCATTTGATGTAGCAGAGAAGGCAACAAAGATTGAGGATAAGAAGGAACGTCGTGCATTCCTTAATGACAACATTAACATGGCAGATGATGTTCTTACTTACAGTGGAATCATGAAGCGTCTTCCAATGTATTTCACTAAGGAGAATACTGTTGCGTCTGTATAAAAATTGATTTATAAATAACAAATAAAAACAAATAAACATAACAAATAATAATTTATTATGTTTAAACATATTCATAAAGTGTGTTCTTATGGAAATGAATCTCGAATTGATTTTAATTTGAATAAGAGAAAAAGGAATTTTCTATTCAAAGATAAAGTTTTATATCTTAAAGATCAAACAATTTTATGTTATGATATAGAAGGAAGTAGATTTTGGTATAGATATGAAGATCTTAAATATGTATTGGATCAACAATTGATATTTAACTCATATATTTATCATCATTGTTATTATACATTAACAAAATCTGGAACATTATATAGAAAAAAAGGACCAGCTATTATTGATTTTGAAGGTGCAAAAGTATGGTATTCTTCTGGAAAGATACATAGAAATAATGATCTACCAGCAATTATTTCTTTATATGGTGATAAACATTGGTATTTTAATGGTAAATTACATCGTGATCATGGATTACCCGCACTTATTTTTTCAAATGGTGATATACGTTGGTTTCTTAATGGAAAACTACATCGTGAAGGCGGATTACCCGCGGTTATGTTAAAAAATGGTGTGAGATTATATTATACAAATGGAAAAATAATTCATAAGTAAAATTTAATAATATTTAATTATAATATACATTATGGAATTTAATAATAGAGATGTTATTCAAAATTCTCCATTAATCACACCAGGTCAAACAAATGTCCCTCTTGGACCTTCTCCACACTCAAATGATCTTCTTAATAATGCTGCTGCACCTCCTAAAACTACTACAAAAGATGATATTTACTGTAATATATTACCAGGAGCACCTAGATCACAGATATATCCACCAAGATGTGGAAAATTAGAAGAGAGAAAAAGGGGATTATCTCTTGGATATAGTCCTGATCAAAAGGTGTTCGGAATAATTCAGGATGGATCTGAAAATGCTAATTGGGTGCGTGGAAACGAATTTGGAGTTGATTATAATCAAAGACGATTTGATGGAACAGGTAAGACGAAAGAGATTGATGTTGGGGCTTTACTTAAGAATAATCCAATGATGGTTGCGGATAGTCCATTTTATCCAAAACCCGATCAAGCAATGAAAGATAATAAATGGAATTTAACTTATCCCTATTTCAAACAATATTCCGATAGAGGACAACCCGTATTTAATCAAGGTTCTCTACAATCACCTACTGTATTTTTCGGAGGTGATAAGATAATTGAAGGATTCTCTGGATCTACTGGATCTACTTGTTTAAGAAATTCTATTTTTATTGTTTTAATATTAGTTATCGTATTATTTGTAAATAAAAAGTTTTAATAACATTTATGAATCTGAATATTTCCGATTGAAGGAAATATATGAACACCACAATGTAATAAATGTGAATTATATATTAAACCTAAAATATAACAAGTGATTCCTATTACATAATTCATTATAAAATAATAATCTCTTTCAACACATACATATAAATAAGCATATATATGTAAATATAATCCATATAATACAATTGATATATCAATAATTCGTAAAAAATAATTATAATTATTATGATATATAATCCCCGATATCATAATTAATAATTGTGAAATAAAAAGATCATTTGATTTATAAAATGAATCATACAATGAATATAATATAAAATATATTGAATATCTTGGATGCATTTAATTATTTATAAAAAATTAACATTAAACCATTCATTTCCTCTTAAAAAAATCCGTGATTTTGGTTGAATCCTCAATTGATAACACATTACTTCTCTTTCCACCCACAACCTTTTTTCCAGTCTTCTTCTTAATATATTCATCTAAAGAACCCTTAACAGATTCTGGAATTAGCGACCCTAAATCTTCATCACTTTCCTCCTTTTCAACAATTTTAACATTGTTCCTGAAAAACCAGTTAAATGCTGTTAAGCGCGGTTTAGTTTGGTACATTGCACTAACTTTCAAATTCTTTTGACATCCTTCTTGACACAAGATTAATAAATTATCTTTTGCACGAGACATTGCAGTATAAATCAGATTTCTATTTGCAAAGTATTTCGCGGATCCGAATGATGAGATATCATAGATGAATATAATTTTGGGGTATTCCATAGATTGTGATTTATGGACTGTAATTGCATATGCAAGCGCCAGTTGATCAAACTCCGACTTGAAATACCGGATTTTTTCACCAGTTCCCTTAATCAATAGATCAATAACTTGATTTCTATCAACTAATTCAATCCCAACAATTTCCGCCAAATCTCCATTGAATGTTCCATTCTTACCTTTTTCATAATTATTTTCACAAATAACTATGGGATCACCTAATTTGAATAGTTTATCTCTATGGATTACAATATCCGATGACTTATTATAAATATTCTGTGCAAGTTCATTAATAAATTCCACTGTTACATTTCTTGGACATAAAATCTGTGTATTCTTCCGATTATATTCCGCCAATACTAACTCCCTCAATTCATTGTTATCATTATATACCTTGATATTTATACAAGAATCCACGTCAATCACATCCTTCTTCGCAAGTTTAGTTAGAGATCCGCCATCTCCATTACGTACATTTGATAAATGTTTTAATAATTCACTTCCTTTATCCTGTCTTTTTACTTCAGTTAAATTAGCATGTGGAATTAAGACTTCATTAATAATATCTTTAAAGAAGTTTCCGAGTCCAACGGGTGGAAGTTGATCGGGATCACCAACAAAAATAAAATGTGTATTACAGAATAGTTCAACTCTTTTAAGAAATTGATAAAGAATATCAATTGATATCATTGAAGTTTCATCAATAATAAAAAACTTGGAAATATTCGTAAGAGCCAACATCTCAATATCAGCATGTTTTCCCTTTCCAATCTCGGAAATAAGATGAATAAATTTATGCATTGTTCTACATTTTGGTTTAAACTTCTCAGTTCCAACATTATTCTTAAACAAATAATCATTTACCTTTGATGATGAGATCCCCGTTGGAGTACATAAATAAACAGGATATCCATTTTCAATAATAAACTTTGTAATAAATGAAATAACATATGTTTTCCCAGTACCAGGACCCCCAGTTAAAATAGAAATTCTATTTGTGAGAAGCAATTCAACTGCTTTCAACTGATCTTTCGCAAGATATTTAGGGTCTAATTTTTCAGTGAATGTAGTCCGCGATTTTTCCAAATTATCCCTGATAAAAGACGCAATTTCATGCTCAAACTTGTAATATTTTTCAAGTGTCATCTCCGCTCTTTTTTTATCAGGATGATGTCTAATGCGACCTCTTTCAATCATATCAGTAATAATTTCAACAACTTTTGTATTCACGGTGTTATCTTCAACTTCAATACCTAATCTTGCATTCGCAGTTAATAATACATTGCAACATGTTTTTACCATCTCTTCGGGTGTTAAATACAGATCATTTCCAAAATCAAGTTGATAATTAATACATGCGGAATAACGTTCAAAAGAATCCATATTGTATTCAAGAATATAACACAATCTATCAACCATTGTGAATGTAATTTTAATTGTTTTTGTTCCACCTTGTTGTCCAATTGGATATTCACCGATTCCAAGATAAGGATTTTTCATCAATGCGATCTTATCAATGAGAATATTTAATTGGTCCTTATCAGTTATATAATGTAATCTTAAAGCTTTTCTTAATTCATTAACCATTTTACTTATTTATCTTATTTTTAAAATAAAATAAATATATTCATTTTTATTTATTCATTATCATTTATATAACACAATTCCATTCACTTGCAGATGAATAACTACTCTCACTTTCATATGAATTCATCATCTCATCCAACACTTTATTAAATTTATTTTTGTAAAACTCCTTATTGTATTTAAATGTAAATTCTCTATTAAGTGTTTTCACTTTTTCTTTTAATTCCCTTTCCACACCAATATTTGTTAATTGATCATGAATATCAGAAAAATCCGATTCAGATTCCCCTTCTCCTTCTTTATCTCCATCATATTGTTTTTCCTCTTCTCTCTGATCTACTTCTTCTTCTTCCTCTTCATAATAGACATTATACTTTTCCATACATGAATCATAAAATTTATACAACATATAAAAAGATACTGAGCCTACTCCTAAAATAAATGCAAACATAATTTAATATTATAATATATGTTTATATTCTTTATATCACGTTTTTAACTAATAATTATGTATGATATTCAGACCATTGTAATGAACCAAGTGTATTTTCATTACCTGTCCCACTTGCTCTAACTGCTGCTAAAACAATATAATCTGTATTTCCGTCTATATCAGCTGTTATATCAACTGTTCTTTCTAAAATTGAAGTACTAAAATCTGTATTATTTGATAAAAATCCTTGATTCCTTATTATAGCACCACTTAAATTTATACCTGTTGCATTTAAATTATATTGAACATAACTCATTGTCGATACATCAGTCCATGTTCCACCTGTTAATGGATCTGTAGCTGGCGATAAATAATGATAAATATAATAAATTAAATTACCATTTGATGTAGTTAAAATAGAAGAACCAAATAATTTAAAAAGAACACGAATACTATCACTTTTAAGTCTTAATCCTATAAGTGGAACAATTGTTGCATTAACATCAATTCCTTCATCATGTCCATGTCCAATTGAATATGGTATTCCAAGTGATTCATATCCACCTTCACTAATAACAGTTGCACAAATCATTTTTAGAGTTCCATCACCATTTGTTGTTCCTTCATTTGTAATTTGATATCTAACAGGAAGTGTTGCACTTGTCATATAAACTGTTGATTCAATATTTGCATGAATAAATTGATGAACATAATTAATTGAACCATTTGTAACAATACCTGTTCTAACTCTACCGACACCTAACCATTCCATATCAATTATAAAAATCTGTGCTTTTGACGCATCTATATTAATACCACTTGGACCAGTTCCATCCATTCGATCTATATTCCAAGCATTCTGATTTATAACTGTATCAACTGCACTACCAGATGTATATGATCTTTTTACAACAGATAATGTATCACTTGTATATTGAAAAAATATACCATTTTGATCATCAAATAATCCAATTTTAGAATTACAATCAACTCCATTTGATGCTGCATTTATTACACCTGTTCCCATAAATAAAAATGATTTTCCAGGTTGATATGTAATATATGGACGTGATTGTCTAATAACTTCTGAACTACTAGCTGTTGTAACTGCTAAATTTACACAAGATTCATTTGCAACATATGTTGAAGTTCCACCATCAGTTGTAGTTTCACATATTATAAGTCCTTGTTTTCCAGTATTATGTGAAACTTGAAAAAGAGTTTTGGGTTCTGATGCTCTAATTCTTGAGAATGCATCATAAGAAGCATCTGGAAATTTAACAACACTTCCTGTTCCATTACTACTTGCTTTATTTGCATTTAATATACATTGTAATCTAAATTCATTTTGAGGAGATGATCCATTTGTATAAATAATTCTAAAATAAGGTGCTTCAACATCAAATGTTTTATTATAACCACCAGGTGCAATATATGAATCATGTAATTGAATATCCCAATTTGAATTATCCTGACTAAATTGTACAGATAACCCACCATTTGCACTATTAACATTTGCTTTAATATTAATTGTTATTGATGAATAAGGTGCAACATATTCACCAGTACCAGTATATACAGCATCTCCTGCTAAATATGTATCAGATGAATATACATTATTAATAGATACTTTTGAAACTGTAACAGGAATAAAAGTCATTATTATTATAATAATATATATATAAATTCTAACTAATAACACTTGAACTAAATTCCGCATTAAACTCATTTTGTTTCTCTTTAATCTCTTCATATGCTTTTTTACTCGCAATACTTGGTGCTGTTTCGTCATCTGAATCATATTCTTCCGCACTTAATTTCTTCACAATTTTCTTAATATTCTTAATCTTGTTTCTATGATTAATCCATTTAGGATTATATACTCTCGCCAAATATTTCTTAATCTCCTTCTTACATGGTACCTTCTGTGCATTATACAACTCAATATGCCACAACTTAAATTCATCATACATCTCATCTACATCAACCTCATCAGTCGGTTCATTTGTAATCTCATAATTATCCTCCAAAAATTGAATGTATGCATCAGATTCACGCTGATATTCTGCAGTTGCTTCTAAAATAGCTTTTGGTGCAACCAACTTTCCATTCAATTTGCTTCTATACTGACTGTAATAATCAAGCAAAATAGACATAAATGTCTCCTTCCATGCCGCCAATTTATCTGAAAGATAAGGATCACATGGAAATTGATTTGGTAATTTAGGCTCATATTCAACGAATTCACTAACGAAATCAACCTTTCTTAAACGACGCCATGTACCTTTATCATATGGTGGTACTTTAGGAAGTTGATTACAAAGTAGATTAAGTTTAAATTGAGGTCTGAATTGAATTGGATCACTGTACAAACCACGTGCAAAAATAACATCATTACCTGTCATCTCCTTCATTAAACCAACATTAATACGGGTATCTTCATCTGGTTCTTCACAATAACAGAAACGAGCACCTTTAGCCATAACAAGTTCGGGAGAAGCAGAATTAGATGCAGCACGCTTACTTGTAAGAAGGGTAATCGGGAATTTATGTGCATATTCACCAATTGAACTAATAAACAATTCCAATAACTTACTCTTTGAATTAGCTCCACATCCAGTCCAAATATGGAATTTTTCTTCTGCATTATGTCCTTGTAAGCATGAACAAAGATAATACCACATATATTCACGAACGGAGTGATCAGGGAATACCTGTTTCATATAATCCTTGATTTCTTCAACATAATCATCTTCTGGGTCATATTCAATATAGTTATTACCAGTTGTTTTTGAAACATAATCTTCTGGTTCTCCATCTCTAAATTCACATAATTTAAGATCATATACACCATTCTCAAAACCAAGAAGATACTTATTGGAATCAAGTTTAGCGAGAAATTCTTTATCATAAAACACTTCTTTACACTCTTTCATTACATTATCTTTGAATGATGTACTTTTGAGTTTAATAGTTGTTTCAAGTAATTTCTCAATTTTCTTCAAATATCCATCGTGTTCATCATCATCAATGTTTTCCTCTGTTGCAAGTTCATTATATCTTGAAATAAGCCGTAAATACTCTTTAACAAGATCCTCGGAAATCTTTCTACGAAGTGCTGAACCTGAATCTACTTGGTGCCAACGATGATTTTTGAATTGATACCAAGAACTATATTTAATTGAACCACATCGGAATTTTTCACCAAACATCTTATGAAGAATCTGAGCAATATCATAATTTGTTGCACCTTTCTCAATTTCTCCCTGAATATCATCTCTAATCAACTTATCATATCCATCTGGATTATCTTTTTTAACCCAATAACGCAAACTACCCTCTGTTAAATCACCTACATGAAACTTATTCCAGCGTTTTTCACATTCACCCTCCTTAAATTTCGCCGATTTTTTACTGAATTCAATCCATAACTTCAACATATCCTCGCTATTTGGGTCAATATTATGAAGACACCATCCCACTTCAATCCAGGTTGGTTCAGAATCCGCGCGTTCATCTTTTAATAAATTCACGAGTTGAACAATACGATCAAAATCATATACTTTACGAATAATTTTTTTCTTAATTGTTTTGGTTTTGCTACGACGCAAACTAAACTGTTCAATCTCGTCTTTATAATCTTCATTAATAATGGTTTCATCCTTCTTATTACGAATACTAAATAATTCAATAAACCGCTCTTTATCAAAAACATCGGAATCCATCTCATCTAACTCATTATCATAAACATGTGTAAGATCATATGTTTCACAATTTGGTTTTGTACATCCATACATAAACCAGCCATTCTTATCAATTACTGAACGATCATATACATCAGCCATTGAGTTCTTTAACTCTAAATCCCCAAAAATTTCATCTAATACACCACTCTTAATAATATTTGCTCTGATAAGCATCTGAATATTCGGTTCAGAAACAATGAATGGAAACATAATATGAATACCATCTTTTACATTACTTCGGTCTTTATAAGGACCTTTTCGTTCAAAAATAAATGCAATCAATTCATCGGAACTATTTTGAAACACAAAGTATTTATTGATTTCTTTATATAATACCTCTAAAAACGCAAGAATGTGTTTTTCAGTGTGTTTCCGCTTTTTTACTGTAATATCATATCTCAAATCAATGTCAATAACAATCGGTCCAACTTCAGTATGTCTTTCAATAAGATGACAAGGTATTTTATTCACAAAAATATGTTTCTTTAGCAAATCATATAATAATTTCTCTTTTTCTTCGGGAATATAATATGAACCTGCTCTCACACCTGTTCCAGGCATAGATGTATGTGTAATCTTAACATTAAGATCAACACTCTTTTTTACTCTGAAACCATCCAGAAATTTAATAAGCTCATTATCAGAATTCATTGCTAATATAGCTTGAGATTTTTTTATACTCATTATATTTTAATATTATTCTATAAATAATATTAACCGAAAACATAGTTCATTTTTTTTATTTTATTATCATTTCACATCTTTATTTATTTAGAAGGATCTTCTTTCACAGATTCTTCAAGTGCTGTCGCAAGTGGTTTGATATTTTCACAATAATACAAATTGAACTTATTGAGAATTGCTTCATAATCTGCTTTAATAAGCATTGAGAATGGTGATGGTGCTTTGTATTCAATTCCATTATGAATTGATCCTAATTTATTCATTTTATTAACATAAAATTCATAATTTTCAAGAACATGTTTTTCCATAACATCTTTGAATTTCTCAAACCCCCGAGGTTGCTTATACAACATCTCTGTCACCGCATATCTCATTGTTTCATGTAATAAAATATTGTTGTACGTTGTAATATTCTCCATCGTATCATTCTCATGACCTGGTTCATTACGAAGTGGTTCTCCTGTTAAAACAGAACTCTGAATAGATAGAAGAACTGATAGAATTGTATGACATGGTGTCCAACTTGGACCAGACCAGGTTCCCAGAATACTCAAACACACCTTTCCACAACAATATAAATTGGGATTAAATCTGATACGACCATCTGTTGTTAAAAACTTAGCAGTTGGTGGTTTCATTGGATATTCAAGTGGATCAACATTTAACTGGAAAAAGAAAAACCCTCCTTCATAAGGAGTATCCTCTTTACCAATAAGCATACATTTAATATCACAAATATTATCAGGATTTACATAAAAATAAATCCCATTATCTTGTAGTGATTTATCTCGGGACATTGATTTAATCTCATGTAAAAGTCTTTTGTTTGTGGACATAGGTTCAGGTTTCTATTTAGTTATTGTTATATTATATTTATGTATATTTAATTTCATTTTTTCTTAATTTCATTGATACCGACCAAGAGGAGCCCTCTTATTCTCTACTTCTAATCGTCCTCTTGTATCAACAGGTCTCTGACTAAACATATTATCAGCCATATTTGCTTTCATATTATTTTGCATATGATAATTATTCATATATTCTTGATTTATTGTTCCAATATCTCTTGTATTTACTGCATTTCTGTCAATAAATCTAGGTCTCCCACTAAACTCATCTTTAGCAATATCCCGACTATTTATACCAATACCGAAATGTGGAATAAAAACATCATTTCTAATACCTAACTCTTGTTCAGGATTATATTCCGGATCATTAACAAAATATGATTGACATACAGGTGCTCTTGATCCAGGTATTAATCTATTTTCTAAATTAATATCTCTTGTTGATCTTGTATCTGTATGACGTGTGCATTCAGGGTGTGGTGAAAGAACATTGAAATTATGAGTGAGATTCTTTGATTCAAGTCTATAATCAAGAAGTTTATTTGAAACCTGATATTGTCTTTCAGTTATTTCATCCATTACTTTAGATCACTATTTTAATTTTATATTTATTACACATCTATAAAACATAAGTTAAATGAGAGGATATACAATACAAGTTGGTAATCCACCTTCTCGACGTGAGATTCCATTTAAATACCAATATTTGGAACCATTTGGAAAAATAATAGCGGGTAATCCACCTTCTCGATGTAATTTTCCATTTAAATACCAGGCTTGATAACCACGTGATGTAATGACAGCAGGTAATCCACCATCTCTATGTCTTATTCCATTTAAAAACCAATGTTGATCATTATTTGATTTAATAATAGCAGGTTTGTCATTGCAAAAACATTGCTTTTGCAACTTGGAACAAAAAGTGCATGCACTTTTTGTGTATGAGTTTCTATTTAATACATATTGTCTCTTTTTTTCTTCATAAATATATTGATCATTGATTACATATAAAAATTTACACCAATATCTATGATAATATTTCAATAAAATAGTTTGATCTTTAAGATATAAAACTTTATTCTTAAACCGCAAATTCCGTTTTCTCTTACTTAAATTAAAATCAACTCGCAACTCATCTCCGTAAGAAGATATTTTATGTGCAAACTTAAACATTTAAGTAATTATATTAATCATGTATTTATAAATTTTTAAATCAATTTTTTATGGAGTATATTGAACACCATTTAAATACCAAAATTTGATACCAAGTGATCCAATGACAGCACGTAATTCATCTTCTCAATGTCTTTCCATTTAAATACCAATATTTATTACCATTTGAACTAATGATAGCTGGTAATCCACTTTGTAAGTCTCAATGTAAAACACCATTTAAAAACCAAAATTTGGTACCATTTGAATGAATGACAGCAGGTTTATCAAAATTTCGATGTAAAATATTCTTTTTTAATACAAAATGACTCTTTTTGTTATCATAAATATATTCATTATTTATTACATATAAATATTTATACCAATATCTATTTTTTCTATTATTTTTCCATAAAACTGTTTGATCTTTAAGATATAAAACTTTATTCTTAAATCGTAAATTTCGCTTTCTCTTACTCAAATTAAAATAAATTCGCGATTCATTCAAATAAGAAGTTATCTTATGAATATATTTTAACATTTTAGTTAAAATATATTATTTTATTTATTATAATTAAATAATCATTTTTTTATGGAGTATATCTAACTCCATTTTTATACCATTCTTGATAACCATTTGAATAAATTATAGCAGGTAATCCACCTTCTCGATGTCTTTTTCTATTTAAATAGACCGATTGCTATTGCACGTATCCAAAATTTTTTTTCACCTATAATTTAGATATTTGTTTAACATCTTCACTATCAAATACTACAATAGCTTTACCGTAATAATCTTCTTCAAGTTTAGCATCAATGTCGAACTCTATCTCAAATTGATTTTTATCATCAGATAACTGTTCTGCTTCATCAATAATATAATCCGCATTTTTCTTAATCACTTCAACTATCTTATTATCTATTATAGATTGTGGATATTTACTTATATTTTTTTCCCGCTTTTCAATATTATATTGAATAGAATATGGATGTTTATATAAAGTGTGTAAAAACATTTTATGATGCTTATCTGATGTTGCACAATAATCAATTATATTACATGTAAACCCACCACCTAATCCTACAATCGCTCCTAATAAACATGGAGCTGTAATTAAAGGTAGTGATACTAATCCAAACATAGTACAACCTACAGGTAATGATGCAAAAAAACCTAATGTAGATACAGAACCTACCCCTATTAATGAATTAAATACACTTTCTGGTATAATTAATGGCTCATCGATTTTAGTTACTGTTACAGGAATTACTACTTTACTGATAAATAAATTACTCATTATACTATATCAACGATAATACCTTTTATATCAAATTTATATAAAGAGATTTTACTTATACTATAGTGACAAAATATGAAAATTGCAGTTGTAGGTAGCAGAGATTTCTTTGATCAAACCCTTTTGAAATTAACATGAATTGCTTTATCAGAAGCAATGAGTACTGATAAATTAGCCGAAAACTGGGGTAACAAGAATAATGTCAAAAAAATCATATTTAAATCAGATTAAGAAAAATATGGTAGAAAAGTTATATCCTGAACAACTTTATTTTTAAATCAGTAATTCCTTGATCTCTTATTTAGCACCAGATCCACTCTTGATTCATCCAAATAAGGAGTTATCTTATGAATATATTTATACATTCTACTTAGAAATATATTATTATATATTTATAATAAAAAATTTCATTTTTTCTACTCGCCACGAATCTTCATCTTCTTAAGTAGATATTGTCTTAAATCAGTAATGAAAATCTGAATATCAATATCCCACAAATCCTTATAATTCCTATCCTCTCCACTAACAACATCAATCAATGCATTTTCCTCAATACGACGCCCTTTACCCGTCAAGTTATTATTATGTGTAATTGCATAAATAATAAATGTATAAGGAACATCCATCACTTGATCATATCTATTAACAATGAATTTATAATATTCTGCTTTGAAATCACTATCATCAAATCCCCTCTCCTTCCAAAAACTCTTTTTATAAGCCATTGATGCCTCTGCTAAACTTAAAGTTCCATCAGTACTTATTCTACTCTTATCCTCTAAAAGATCATAATTTCCAATCATTGATGATCCTACACATCCAATCTCCGGATATTTAAGAAGCAATTTCACCCGAGCTAATACAGATTCCGGTGGATAATAATCATCATCATCCATATGCACAATATAATCATGTTTAGCAATACTCGCACCAAAATTACGTTTCGCTGCAACCGTGATCTTCTTTTCATCTTTACTCTTTAATCGTACAAATCGGATTCTTTTATCACCAACTGGAAGCATATCTTTAACAGAATCCCTCTCATCTTTACTGTCATCAATAATGATCCACTCAAGTTTCCCTTTTGGATAAATGAAATTATTAAAATTCATAATTGCAATACTAAATATATCCCTTCGCTCATATGTTGGTGTAACAATTGTAACCCCTGGAAGATCAGCCTCACTAATATTCGGAAGAATAAGACGATATTCCTGTCCATCAATTGTATGATCTGGTTTCTGTAATCCCTCTAAAGAAAGAGGCATCTTGTCATAACATACTTCCTCACCTTCAATGTCACTAAAACCATCTCTTTGCAAACACATCATCGGATTATGAACATATGTATTTTTTCTATAATGAATATAACTAATATAGTAATTATCAATTGGTAGATCTTGATCAACTGCTTTCAAAATCTGTTCAACAACCCACTCATTCTCCATATTTATAATATAACAATGTGTTGTCCAAATTGACACAGGAACCCAAGGCATATTTGCAATAGGTTGATCTTCCAATATATACTTAATATTAACAGTTCCACCAAGATAAAGCATATCCCAGTTTTCCGGGATTCTCTTTAATTTCTCCAATTTTTTAACAGTAAAAAGTGCGTCGTCTTCCAAGATCATAAGATATTTCCATCCCTTCTCTTTCGCCATCTTAACAACTTCAACATGTGATTCAAGACAACCACGCATTCCAGATTCAGGATGCTTTTTAGCAGTGTAGAAAGTGAGATTAAGTTTGAGTGCTTTTGCGTGATCTTCCATCAATTTGCGTTTATCAGGTCTTTCTTCTAAGTTAATACAGACAATATGAAGATCTGAAATTTTGAGAGTTTGTGTTGTCATATAGATTTTTAATGTATATTCTTTTTATATCATTAAACTTAAAAATGTTTAATGGTATTAAAACTTAAATTATAATAAATTCCACTCAGATATCTTTTGAGGATTCTTATTTACAATCTCTTTGATCTTTTGATCCCCAGTTTTTGTAAAATAAGATGAAACTTTAGATACGAAAGAGCTGGTATATTTCAGAGTAGTATGTGTTCTTTTTGCAACAACATATGCACCATATGCACTAAGATAATAATTATAATATTCAATAGCAGATAAAATAATTAATGGATTTATCATAATACTAATTTTTATAAATATTATTTTATATTTGTAAAAATCTAAATTCAATTATACGACATAGTAACCTTGAAGACTATCCTTACCTTCAGAACGCTTAAGGTTGTTCAATTTAGTTCTGGAAATTCTTGCTACAGCCTGGTTTAATTGAGAAGTAAATGTTGCTAAATTGGGAATTGTTGTTACACCAATTCCTTGTGCAGCAGTTACAAACATACCATTTCTTTGTGCTACACAGTTCCAGTCGGGTTTGTAAGGACCGAAAGATCCTTGACCACGGCTCATTTTGTTGCGTACATTTTGGAAATGACTGGCATATCTAAGTAATTTTTGTTGGACATCGGGGTCGGTTAAATCACTAACATTGGTTAATTCAAGTTGGGATCCATCAGTTACAGCAGACATTATTAATATATACAATTATTATTTTTTATTTTAATATTTATTATTTTACAAATTTTAGATATTAAGATAATTTGTATTAAATAAATTATGTATGAATAGAAACATAGAC